GCAAAGGAGCTTGGCCTTCATCATGGAACAGAAAGGAGCTATGGGCGACTTGGCCTTTGCTCAAGAGTATTTGTGTAAGGTGATGGATGATGACTCGGCAGCATATCCGAGAGCGCACACTCGAAAGAACCTGGATATGGATGCGGTCATGTCCTACTCAAAGGATCATGGGGGCAGGTATGTTATCGGATTCGACCCTGCACATGGTCTGGGGCAGGATTATTCGGTGGCTATGATTGTTCGACAGGACGAGCAAGGCTTTTTGCACGTCGTAAATCTGTGGAGAAGGAACGATTTTCCACCTGCGAAGCAAGCAGAAAAATTAGTGGAATTATGCAAAATATACGGGAATGCTACACTTTCGGCTGAATCTGCTGGTTTTCAGCATTTGTACGAGAGCTTGATTTCACAGACCGGAGCTGTGGTTGACTACCGACCGAGCAAGGTTTCTAACAAGCACTTGAAGCAGGGTCTTTTGAATCGGCTTAGGGTCTGGTTCGAGCAAGGCAAGATTGTATTTCCGTATGGTAGCCATGACACCAGGAGGATCATAGACGTGATGCTTGAGGAATTGGAAACGCACGTCTGGAAAGGTGGAGATATTGTCGATCTTGGAAAGCACAACGACATGGTGATGGCATTAGCTCATGCTGTGGACTGCTTCTCGCATAGGGACTCCGTAGTGAATCCTGTGGCCGTTGGCAAGGCTGATGGCTCAAGCTGGGGTTCTAAGGGTGCTGGTAGGTCGAATGGCCGACCTAAGCCTGGAAAGTTCGTGGGGCTTTGGTGATGGCGAGAAAAACCTGGAAGGAACACGTCATCGACATTCTTTACGAACGAGGGACGCTTCATGCAAGCGTCATTAAAGATATTCTGTTTGATCGGGTAGGTACAGACTGTCCGAGCGTTAGGGAAGTCACTACGATGCTCAAGCAGGATCGAAGGATTCAAAAATTATCACCTCCTGCTGGTACAACGCAGATAAAAAAATGGAAATTAAAAAATCCTTGAAAAAATTATTGAAGATTTTGCGAGAGGGTAAGCGATAAGCTCACCTGGTTTTGCGTGTGTTTTTGGCGGCGCACGTCAAGCGGCCGCAGCTCCCCTATATATACTTAACCCCAGGGCATTCTGCTTAATTTCTTCATGATCTTGGAGATTTTGAGGTTGAATGTTGATCCTTTTTGGCCCACAAAAAAGCCGTTCTTAGTTGGTTGAACGGTTGGGTTTTGAGAGGGGCCAGCGCACTCAAAAATGGCCCTTTTTACAACGTTTTTATGCGTTGGTGGTGATGTGTGCAGGGTGGCCCACCCAGCACAACAACAGGCCCACAGTGCGCCGGTTCCCTGCATTCTGGAATGGCCCTCTCACGGGGGCTAATCAGCGGCGGCTTTATGTGTGGAGTAGTGCAGGAGGGAATATGTCCGACGACATCGCCCGACCCGAAGCCCGACCATTGACCGCCATGATTGCAGGAGGTGACAGCCAAGCCAAGAACCACTTCTTCCTCACCACCATGCGACACGCCGCCGCCTTCGTGGTGATCCAGCACCAAGAAGGAACCATCACAGCCGACGAGTGCCAAGACGGCATTGATGCCCTCCAAGCCATGAGCGAAGAACTCCGCTTCGGCGGTTCCTGTGCCTGCGCTACCTGTGGAGAAGCCACGAACTACCTCTTCATCGACAACGCCACCGACGAGTGCGTTTGGTGCATCCAAGCACGCAAGGCTGAATGCCAGCACCTCAACTTCTCGGACAACCTCACAGGCGCAACCTGCGACGACTGCGGAGTTGACGCTTGATGGGCGACCTGTTCAACTTCACCCCCGACTGTCCATGCGGGAACGGATGCGAGGACAGCCACGACAGCCGCGCCTTTGGCCCTGCCTCCTGCTTGGTCTGTGTTGGTGATCTCGACGACCACCACGCGTTCAACGGCGGCGTCGTCTGTCGTGATTGCATCACGGTTCAAACCCAACTTCTCGGCGTCGCTGATCCTTCAACCGACGAACTCATGCTCGACGATTGGCAGGTTCACTTGAAGCACTTTGGCGAATCCTACCAACCCACCGGCGAGGAAGTCATGGCCGTCATGAGGGAAGAGAACCCCGACGCTTGCTGCGATTGGCACAGCCAACCCGAAGCGACCGAGAGCGACCCCTGCGCCACTTGGCAGGGTGGTTCCAACTTCGCGCCGAACTTCGGCGAAGAGGTGCAAGGAGAGGGTGTGTTTGATTGTGAAAACGAACTCTTCGCCGCCCACATTCACCACCTCATTGACAACAAAGGGTTCACAATTTTAGAACTCCTTGAAGGCTGGGCTGATCTTGATTGTCCCGCTTGTGGTACCCGCGTTGAACTTGAGCGTGAGGGCAACGGAGTACGCGCCGACTGCTTCCACTGCGAAGTCGGCTCATCCCTGCGGTGGGTGTTCCCATGATTGAAGTTCACTGCTTCGGCTACTCTTGCAGGATGCCCGCGTTCTGCTTTCCAATCTTGGCCTTCATCTTGGCCCCACTGCTGCCCCTGCTCGCGCTCGCTGGGAATCTGGGGGTTGATTTGTAAGCCCGCTGATCCTCCATAAACCGCCTCCGCTTGACGTGAAGCCCCGAAATCTCGGAGCTGAAGTGGGCGAAGCCATCAGCTTTTTTCTTCGAGATTTTTCCTGCTCGCCAGGAAAATCCAGGCCCTGCTACGCGGGAGGAGCAAAAGAGCCATGATTTAGCTAAATGCCCCAAAAAAGAAAAGCCCTTCAAAATCACCAAACCCCCGAACCATGATCCTTCATCAATTTCCTTCGAGATTCCTTCGAGATTCAATTCGGTGCAAAAAGTACACCTAATGCGACGTTCTCACTTGGTTTCATTTTGGTACCTGGTCTAATTTTGTGACCAACTAATCATTTGGTACTCGGCGCAAAAAAATCACTTGATCCGTTTTCTTCAGCTCCTTGATTTTCATTTAATTCCTTTTCAAATGACATTTAGCAAAAAGCTCATTTCAAGCGGTGCTTCAACAGATTTCAAGGGCCAGCGCAAAGGATCAATGAGGGCATTTTGCACTATGCCGTTTCCGAGCCTTAGAACACCCCTACAAGCGATTTGAAGGGGTCGGTGGTCCTACCACCTTCGGGTACCCTCTCCCGTCGATTACAGGAAATTGCCCTTTCTGGACCCAGGGACACCCCTACAAGGCCGTTTAGCTGTTTGGGTGCATACCCTACCACTCCCTTATTTTGTCCCTTATTTAGCCCTTATTTTCAACAGGCTTGCAGTGCAGCGTTTAGCCCTGGTTTTCAATATCAACAGGCTCGACGTCATGCGTTTAGCCTTCTGGCAGGGGCGCAGTGCAGCGTTTGGCCTCTCCTTACATAGCCCCTTATTAGGGAGGTAGTGAATGGAGGTACATGGACGGACAACCCGAACCCACGAAGCCAGCCGGTGAACTTTACCTTGATGCGGTGCTTGAATCGCTTGAAGAAGCGGTGCAAGAGTACCGCGACGGAACCACCGAGGAACTGCCAATAAACACGGACTGCCTGTGTGTTGATGACATGACCGCACCGATCCACTACGACGGCAACGGCGAGAAGTGGAGCACTCCTATAGTGATAGTGGGGCATAAGTTCGTTGTCACTACTGGCGGCCCACACGCAGAGTTCCAAACCAAAGACAACGGCCAGACTTGGACTTTCTTTTATTGCGATTGGTTCGGCTCGGAACCCTACACCTTCCACTTTGGCGCATCAAATCTCCTTGAAGAAGCGTTCGGCATTTGGTTTGAATGCGGTGTTCCAGAAGGCCGAGAAATTGGGGCGTGGCTTGAATGAGTGCCTTTGATTTGCTCACAATTGAAGAAGCCCCGCTTCTCGTCCGTTGCCCAGAATGTGGCGACTTCTGCGCCGCTTGGGAATCAACCGAGGGCGACCACTTCGCAGACTGCCCCGCTGATGAATGCGAGGGTGCAGGATCAACCTTCACCGTTTCAGCCGCAGCAGTGCGGGACTTTGTGCCTGTACTGTATCGGTGCTATCCTCACACAGACGACGACGGAACGCCAGAAATAAGGGGATTCTTGACCTACAACGACCCGACCGAACTCATCATAGTGACCCACCCCGAAGCCATGAAAAGCCCATCACTTGAAGGATTCTCGGACTTCATTTATGCCGACGAAGTTGAAGACTTTTGGGCGGTGGTTGAATGAATCGAGATGCGTTGATTCATCAAGGTGCTTTGAGTATTTTGGGATGGGGCGAAAGCCTCGCCCCCGACTATCACGAAAGCATTCTCGAAGATGTATTTCCAGAGGACACTTCAAATGAAGACTTTTGGCAGATGGCGAGCGAAGCCCAAAGCCTCGCAGAATCGGCAACCATCCAACCTCATCAAGTCTTCAGCGTTCTCATGGAAGGCAGTGGCGACTTCTCCCGCACCTTCGTATTTGACACCGACGAAGCCGCCCGCCAATTTGTTCAAGAAGTTCGATCCTTGAACCTCATGGATGAGTATTTCATTCATGAACCATGCGTTCAAACAATTTTGACCGATGCCAACCAAGCGGCTTCAAATCTTGCCGATGAGTTGGAACTTGAGCCGCTGGCTGATCCTTTGGTTCAAGTCACATACGACCCGACCCAACTTCACCCCGAACTTCACGACTTTGTTGACGGCCTCATCATGGCCGCTCTAAGCACCCAAGAGCAGACAGACGGAGGCGCGGAGGGGTGCAGTGACTCCCGCACCATTTACGCCCACTATGCCACCACAGACGAGGCCGACAGTGCCAGCGATGCGGTCGAGGCTCTGGGCCTTGACGGTGTAGCCGTTGAAATCTATGTGCAGGGGGGCTATTGATGAACGCACCCGCAGGGATGACCTGTGAGCGGATCGGTGGAGGCTTTGAGGCGTTCATCACTCGCATGATTGTTCCGAAGCACACCCACGCAGAAACGGTCGAGTTCACCCTCTGCCATGCAGGTTGGGCAAGCGCACCAAGAACGCCCGCAGAAGCCCTTGAACCTCACTTCGTTGAGGTGTTCGTTGATGAACTCTCATCCGATGAGCCAGAGGCAGCAGTGGCCTCAATGGAGGCTCTCGGCCTCACTGGTGGCTCAAACGGTTGCTCTGGTGCATTGACTTGGCACTTTGAGAACATGGCCGAAGCGGTCGAGTGGATCGACCAAGCCGTTCAAATCGCCGCTGCCACCGTCATTTCATGGGGTGCATAATCAACGTACTTGCGACGTCGAAGCCTGGAAAATCCAGGAGCTGAAGCACTTTCTTTCGAGCTTCCCTCGCGTAGCTAATTTCAGCTAAAAATAGCTGACCAGGAACCGAACCCCCAAAAAACCAGACCAAAAAAGAACCAATAAAAAAGAAGCCTTGATATAGTACATAGTGATAGGACAGAATAACACCCGACCAAAAAACACAGGAGATGAAAAAAATGCAAGAATACAAAATAGGAATGAGCGTTTCATTTGGGCGACCAAATGGAGAAAAAACAGTGGGCAAGATCGTTAAGGTCAACCCCAAGAAGTTGAAGATTGAGCAAACAGAAGTGCGAGGCAGTCGCAAGGCCCACGCCGTAGGCACTGTCTGGACTGTCCCAAAGGACGACCGCTTCGTAACCATCCTTGAAGAAGGATCAACGCCGACTCAAAACAAGGCCAGCGCAACCAAGCCAAAAACAGCCAAGACTTTCACCCTCGCACAAATCCGTGAAGCCGTTGATATTGTCACTGGCGACGATGGCCGACGAAGCCGTGAAGTTCTCGCAGTTCTCAAAGCGGGGTTGGTTTGAATGCACCCCCAACACATTGAACTTCAAGTCGAGGAATACCACCAAGACCTACACAACGCCGCCCTGGAATCCTGCGAAGAAAACGCCCCTCCGTTTGTGTGGGTGCTTCGAGAGATTCTCGATTCTTACGATGCATTCTCCCCCATCGAGAATGTGTTCGATCCTTTGTCGGCTATCGCTGATGTGGCCCACGACCGCATGGAACCCGAAGAGTTCTTTTTCATGCTGTCCGAAGGGGTTGCTCTATGGCCTTCAGCTGTCGCTATTGATGCCATCATAGCGGCGACAGAAAACAAGGTGCTTACGCCCTGTCCAGGGGCTTCCCCTGCCGTCCTCAACCAAACCGCCTTTGTCGCAGAAACCTCCGAGCAACACTCGACGCTCTGCCCCTTCTGTGGCGCAGACCACGCCGACGAGGTGAGCGCATGAACAGAGATTTTGAAAAATTGTTTCAATCTCTCGTTATGTTCTGCGACGCGAACGGCTTTGATATTAGCGAATGGGAAGCCGAGAACGAGCAAGAACCTCAAGAGGTGAGCGCATGAACCCCGAAGGATGGCCGACAGACCTCCCCAAAGCCCCAACCTGTGAAGACTGCGGGCGCATCGTTTCCCTTCTATGGATTGATGAACCCTCGTTCACCGATCATGGCCCTCAATGCCTCAAGTGCAAGAAGGTGAGCGCATGAGTGAATCAGCTATTTCACTCCGTTCTCTCTTGGTGGACTTCCTCAAAAACAACCCGTATATGTTTGACATGGGCGGGGAAATCACTGATCCTTCCACTCAATACCCAAGTCAAATGCGCCCCGATGTAGTGGTAAAAACCACCCAATGCCAATTCGTTGAGAACATCACATGGGCAGTTGAAAACGACGACGAAACAGACCTCCCACGCACCTTCACAGAGATGCTTGAGGCTCTTGATGAAGACATTTCCTTTGGCTCATACATTTGTGAAGACGGTTCAAACCAAATTGTATGTTGGCCCGACTACTTCGACACCGAGGCCGAGGCTCTCGCTTGGTTTGATGAATGGAAACAGAGCGACCACGGCAAGAATGAAACCCGTCGCCTCGCTTTCCTGCGTGCTATCCGTGAAGAGGTGGTGTGTGCAACCTGCCCCGATGATGCGACTACTTGCTTCTGCTTTGAACCGAATGGTGAGGTGATTGTATGACCTTTGAACCTGCAACCATGACGCCGACCACCGTTGAAGAAGCGGTGGCTTTCTGGAAGCATTGGAGTAGGTATGGGTGGTTTCATCCAGACGATACTTACGACGATATGCACTTGAATGAACAGGTGGCAGCGGCTTGGGGATTGAAAGACCCCTGGGACGACGATATGACCCCGATCTGGGACGCTGCCATAGGCCACGACCGCAGGGTGAGCGCATGAGCCGCACCTATTCCCCTGATCCTCAAGCTTGGGCGAGGCACAAAGAGAACCGTCAAACCCTCAAGGCTGCCGGTGCGGTTTGGGACTCCACGACTTCACGCACCCCTCGGATGATGGCCGACGCTGGCATCTCGCTTTGGTTTCCCGTCTATCGTGGGCGAGGCTCGAAGAGAAAGGTCATCCTATTCATACCGTATAGGTGCAGTTGGTCGCCAGGTTGTGGCCTCTGTCCGATTGTCAAGGGTGATCCTCACGATTATTGGGTGGTCGCATGACGTCCAATCAACGTGCTTTTTTAGCTAAATTATCGAGCTTGCTATTGCTTCAGCTCCTTGATCCTTCTTTCGAGAACAGCTTTTTCAGCTTTTTCCAGGCCAGCGCAGTTAAACACCCTTCCAAACAAAAGCTTCTTATAGAAAATAGTGCTTAGACTAAAATACAGGAGAGAAAAAAAATGCCTAAAAACAACCCGACCCCAAAAAACCCGAACCCAGAAGCACGATTGCACATGAGTATGAATGACTTCTCATTCTTCGGTAAGAATGTCAATTCTTACATGAGGCAGATCACAAGCATCCTCGACGCAGGACATACCCTCAAATTGTATATGACCCAAAGCACCTCGCTTTCAAACGACCTTCATAAATTAGACCTTATGCTCGCACCAGATTATGAGATGCACATTCGATACCGCAGCGATTCATACGACCAATCTCAAGTCATTGTGATCCTTCAAATGGAGGTGGTTGAATGACTCTCTGGGATTTGACCGGAGCTGAAGAGCGCACCACACTCTATGATGAATTGATTGATATTCTCGCCCTTTCCACACACGACTTCAATGAAAAAGCTGATTTTACACCTCGCCAGCTTTGGCTTCTCAAAGAGCTTGCCTTTGGTCATGGTGGCGGGAGCTTCTGCGACTGCTGCGAGGAACCCCAACCCTACGTGATGATGTACGAAGTTCACGATCCAAAAGAATATCAAAAGTGTCCAGAAAAAGAAACCATCGACAAAATGAATGTCGAGTGGTATGTTTGTTCCTGGTGCGTCAACGACCGAAACAACGAGGTGAGCGCATGAAGCGTTGGATTGTTATTGAAACGGCTGGCTCTGGCTATTCTCAAAAATGCTCACCTCCTTTGACGTTCTTCAAGCGATTCGCTGATGCAGAAAAATACCTGCGAGGGAAAATCAAAACATACCTCAAAGATCAAACATACTACGATTCAATCAAGGAGTTCTTGGCGAGCAATTGCATCACCAATTTTGAAACCAATGAAGGCGAGTTCTTTCTTGAACAGGTGGTGTTTGAATGAGCGTTCAATTAGGAAACGAGTTCTGGAAATCCAGGCTTGAACTTCGATATGCTAAAATAGCTACTCTGAAGCAACGAATCCATGAGCTTGAGGCGCAGCTTTCGACAGCTTTCGAGATCATGACCGACGAACAAATAGCTGAAAATCAGCACCTATTCAACAGCACTCTTGATATAGAAGATAGTGTAAGCACTAACCACACCCCAAAAGGAGAGAACTAAAATGTCCGACCAAAAAGAAATTGAAACGAGCCGATACGCCAGAAAGACAGTCACAGTAAGAGGGCTGCTACAAGGAACCCATGATCCTAACGCTAAGAAAATCATGGCCGAACATGGTATCATGTGGGACTTGACAGGTAAAACAAACAACCTTGAAGAACTGACATTCAAAGCGACGACGAACTTTGTTGAAGGTGAAGAGTTACCTTCTGGACTCACGACAGCTGAAGCCGATTGGATTCTTGCCCTGGCTGAAAAGCATGGTCTTGAAGTTGGCATCGTTGAAAAAGAACAATCAGCCGTTCCAGATGTGCCTTACATGGGCGTTCCTATCCGCTTCTCACATGGAACTGCTGCCGATGGATCAACCATGTGGAGCGACTTACAACTCAAGGTAAATGGAGCTGATGCTACGGTTGAACTTAACCGTTCTTCCAGACTCTTGACTCTTAAAATTGAAGGCCAGCGCAAAGACGACGTAGCAAGCCACCAAATTGACGTGTGGGTTCAAAGGGTAGTCAAGAAGGTTCGTGACGCTCTCAAGGCTGCTGGCTTCACCGAAGGCGACCTCGACATTGACTGCGAGGTTATCATGGGTGCAGAGCGTGAAGCTCAATGCGATCCAGAACTCATGCGCTCACTACTCACCGGAAAAGAGGAGCGTGAAGAAGAATGATTGGCTTGGATGACCTTATAATTGTCGTTAAAGCCCTTCAACGCCTTCAATTAGACCAGGTTCAAAGCCTTGCTGATGGAGAAACCGATGAGGATCAATACAACTTCGACCATGTGCGAACCATCATCAAGACTCTGGAGATGTATAACAATCATCCGTTTGACTTCTCGGCATCTATCGCCTTCGCTAAGGAGCTGATTGCATGAGTTCTTCATACAAGTGCAAGTTATGTCAAGGGACATTTGAAGCAACGGGGCATACCCTGTGTCAAGGTGGATATGCTTGCGATAAATGCAATATGACGAGAGTATTACCTGCACGAATGAGAGGTGAACACCTATGAGCAAGGACTACGAATTGGTTTTTGTTGATGAAACCGAAACGCACATCTTCTGGGAATACACAGACGGCAAGCCTCAAATGAACTTGGCTCTGTGGCAGAAAACCCTTCAAGCAAAGGAGGCATCCCAATGAACGTCGCATACTTCGCTTTGTTCCTGGTGTATATGATTGGCTTCCCTGTGCTTATGGCATGGATCAACGAGGTGATTGAATGACTGATACTCTTTACTTCTCTGCTGATGAAGTCTTCAAAGGTATTCGTTTGTTATATAACGGCATGAACTTTGAAAAGTTCAAGCGTGATCTTGACTTCATGGAACACGGCCACGAATATGTCATGGGTAAGTTCCGTGAGTTCGGTGCTTCACCGTTCAAGTTCTGGTGCAGCATTGACGACACCAAGCGAGCGAAGCTTAACTTCTTGATTGATGAGGCAGCAAGTCTGGAGCTTCACCGTGAAAGAGCAAAGACCCAAACAGAACTTCTCAACAAGGTGATGGACGAATGATGCCAGCAACACTACACAAAGCACATGAGGAAATCCGAAGGCTTCGTGACATGATTTGCCTTCTGGAAGACGCTCGAATAAGAGGTCTGTTCATACATGACCGACCGGAATTATTCGCTGATGTTGCAGAAGTGCATAGGCAGCGCAAAGAAGATACTCATGGTCACTTGCCATGCTTTGATGAGGGAGTCCAATGAGCTTGATAGGATCAACATTCGCCTATCGGGTCATGCCAGATGTTCACGTGAAGCTAACAGCTATCAAGCGTGAAGGTGGTATTCAACGATTCAAATATGTTGTTCTTGATGCATACCTGGCAACTCGCTGGCTGGATCAAGACCGCTTCAATGCCTGGTTTATGGTGGTGAAACAATGACCAAGCTCACTTCAACGCAGCTTCTGGCAGTTCGATACTTGCGAAGTCATGGGCTTCAGCAAGGGGACATAGCATTCTATCTTGATGTAAGCAGACAAGTCATAAGTTATCAGCTTAAAAAGCTACGCAGAGCATTCCTTGATAAAGAGGAATCTCAACAGTCAAACGGGGCGGGGGTCGTTTCTCCTTTGGTCGGGTTGCTTTCCGACCCTCCCCCACCTTGCTCCTCATGTGTCGAGCCAGATACGTGCATTAACTATGTTCAAATGGCTGCGTATGCACAGATGGAAGACTTACCGAAGCACCAGAAAATTGCTGTGCTTCTTGCTCTCTTACAGGAGGTTGAACAAGAATGACATACACAGAAAAAGACATTGGATCAGAAGTTCAAATCACGATTGAAGACGTTCTCGTATGGGATGAAGTCATTGAAATGTTCCTGCCAAACGGGAACAAAATCATCGGGCCGAGTATCACCTGCGGTCACATCTATGCTCGCTTCGTGATGATCCCCGACATGATTCGGATAAGCGATAGCGTGAAGAAACATCTGGAGGAATTGGAATGACAGAAATTATACCATTTGTTTGTGAGTATTGTGCTTGGGACAGTCACCCTCTGTCCTATCTTCAATGTGAAGAATGCCCCGAATGTAAGGAGGACTCTCAATGATAAAAGATGATAGGTGCGCCTGTGGTGATACCTACTGCCCGAACTGTGGCTATCCAGACATGGATGACGACCCACACTATACAGTTAAAAGTGAACGCTGCAAGGCTTGTTCTGTGATGAACTTTCCCTGCGATACTTGCTCTGGATCATGCGGTCAATGCTGGTCTTGTGGTTGCGACTGCCCCTCAAATGGTGATGCCTCATGATTGAGGTTGGAGATTGGCTGCATATCGAGCCAGGTAAATTATCATGCGAAAGGATCAACCCCACCCAGCTCAACCAATACAAAAACAGGGTGCAAGAACCATACCTCCGATTGATGATCGGTGAGCTTGAGGTCATGGTCAATGGACGTAAAATGTTCTGGTCTTTGCTTGATGCACTGTTCCCGAACGATCCTCTCCCTCGAACTCCTGTGAACAATTTTTTACAGGCTGAACCTCATGAGTTCCTCCACGACTTGAACTCATTCTTTGATGAGTCGAACACACCCTACATCTCAATCATGCTTGGTGAAGTTGCTGATCCTTTCTCAACAGTTGATGGGGTTTGGGAAAAGCCTGGTGCGGTGATTATCACGGCGAACAGTGGACTCAAAGCTCCAGACTGTGTAGCTATCGCTGACCGATACAACGGCTTAGTTATCCCTGGGAATTGGCGAGATAGTCAAGGCAAGCACGAAGTTCCTTGTGTTCTCATCAATGGTTGCATACACATACACGATCTCGGCACACAGTTAGTTGTCGGTGCAGTATTCAAGAATGAGCATGGTAACAACGTGCGACCTCTCCCCGCAGACACCGTAAGAAAAGGAGTCGGTTGGCCCGCTGGTTTGGCCTCTGTTATTGACAAGCACCTACTCGCTACCAAGAAGGCAGAAGGTCGCTTATACCCACCTTCTAAGGCCGAGGATCGCACAATGCGAAGTTCCGAGAGCATGATGAAAGAGTTCGAGTTGTTCATGCGAGGACATCAAGACTAATTGTTTCTAATTCTTTCAGCTCCAACTGAAAGAATAAAACCGAGGTGCTGCGCTATGGATCGACTAATTCTTTTATTCCTTCAAAGAGATATTGAGGTTGATACATACCTCTCTCTCCCTTATCTATCTCTTACTATTATACTCATTTACACTTATACACGAAATAAAACAATTCAACAAAACCGAGCTACGTCGCCTCGATTTATTCTTTCTGGAAACACTGAAAGAACAAAAAGAAATAATTTGGGTGGGTCAACACTTGATCCATACCTGCATACACGGCTGCGATATATCAATGCTAACAAAAGTAAGGACAATTGTAAGAATGCTTATCAAGGAGTCTTCACTCGGACAGACGGAGGCAACCGACCATGAACATATTCAACGCCATTACAGAGTTCGCACTTGACAATCACTACGTCGATGTTGAGGATAAAATACCTATCTTCATCTGCTCGATAGGCGCACACTTGTTCAATACATCGAACCGCTGCTCACGATGCGACTTCGATCCTGCTGACCCAATGGCAGAGTTCACCATCGACCTATGCCCCCTTCGCCACAACCGTATGCCGTTCTATACGCCTATGTCACACATACCAGACACTCGCATTCACATACTCATGGAGGGTGAGAAGGGTTCTGGAAAGAATGCTCTCATTGACCTGTTCTTGGCAGAAGGCACAGGACTTCTTCACTCGAACGATGCTCACAAAGGCATTGGATTCAACACCATGCTCGGACCTAACTCGATCACAGAAGCCGGTATGTTCGGCTCTGTCGATGAAGACGGTAACATTGTAGGGCGACCTCTCGCCAGGGAAATGTGTGGTGGTTTCTTAGCTTTTGAAGAGATGAGTTCGCTATGGATCAGCGGTCGTAAAGACCACAGCACCGACATGACAAACGGACTTCTTACCTCGACAGACAGTGGTAGGGTCAACAAGGCCATGAGAAACGGATGGGTAAGGTACACCACCCGATACACTGTATGGGGAGGGACTCAACCAGCTCGACTTGAGCTTGAGTCCGGTCTTGACCGACGATTCTTCATTATTCAAATTGCTATGAGTAAGCACAAGGAGCTACTATACAAGAAATCCCAGGCAGCGCAAGCCAGAATGAAATCCGATGAGCGAGCCGATCTTGCTCGTCGTGCTATGGCAATCAAAGAGTGGTTAATCATTCGACAGAAAGATGTGATGGAGAAGCCAATTAGCGGAGTCATATTTGATGACAGGCTGGCTGAATGGATTGAGCAACCTGCCGTTCGCAACTTCGAGAGCGATCTGTTCCGTCGTCTTGCTATTGGGTTTGCTATGATGCAGCCTCAATGGGTCGGTGGGGTTCTTATGGTGAATTGGTCGAAAGGTCTTGAGCGTCTTCTTAACGACTCGCTACGCATGAGGCGTGACGTCATGGACGCAAACCTTCGACTCATCAAAGACACCTATTGGGGTCAAGACCTCACCAAGTCCGACCTGCTCAAAGAGATTTCACGCATGATAACTAACGGTGACTATCAAGCAGCGAAGCGTTGGGTTGAAGAGAATCTTGATCCTCAAGATTGGTACATGGAATACAAACCAGAGAAGACAGGTCGTGGCCGAAGAGGAATCACTTGTCGTATAGGCGCATTCAAGGTGGGCGAAGAACGCCAACCTTTGCCCTGGGGAGGTGAGTACGATGATTGACTTTACTAAATACGGTCGAATAGTGGTTCATCCTACTGCAAGTGAGTTAGGACTTACAATACAATTCTTCCCCGATACCAAGTCTAAGTTAGGCTCTATGCTTCAGCTTCTTGATGAGTACCTCAATTCAAGAAATATAGAACGCTCGATCCTGCTACAATCCAGCAAGAACTATCCTGTTCCTTGCGTGATACTACATGGAGTGTTTGAATAATGACCTGCCCCTTTTGTGAACTTGAAGATCGACTGAAGCGTAGCCTTGAGATGAGGTTGCACCGAACAGAGATAACTCACACGTATGTTGAAACAAAGCAAGGGTGGCCTGTCGGCACAGTAGCCGAACACATGGATCAGCACTTGGACTACACGCCAGAAGAAGCATCTCATATTGAGTCACTTCGAGTCGAGTCGATTGACACGCTCAACACTGCCGAATCACTTCTTGTCCGAATGATGGGTTGGCTTGACGAGCTTGAAGACCAGAAAGATATAGAAGGCATCACTACGGAGTGGGTGCAGAACGCAACCCGTCTGGTGAGTGAGTGTAACAAGTCCTTGAAGCTGGTTGGTACGCTCAAGAAAGAGATAGGTACAGACTCACAATTATTCTTAGCAGACCAACGAGAGGCTGCTATGGCTCGCATCCTCGTCAATGTCTTAGGTTCTCAACCACACCTTCTCGATCAAGTGGAGATGCAAATGTCAACCTTGAAGACCCCAACACACATCATTGAATTGGGTGACTAAGATGAAGGGATGGCGTAGTGGATCAAAGCAAGTGTTGGCTAACCGACCTATCAAAGAAACAGAATGGCCTCGCTTAATCAAAGCCATGAATGAGGATGGATTGTTTTGTATCATAACGTTTGACGGTTTGCATTGGACTCATGGGGCTTACACAGTTCAAGCTAAAGTGATTCGTGAAGTCTGGAACCTATCAGCACATCAATATAACAGGTTGCGAAACCACATCTATGTCGAAGACCCCTGGGGGAAAGAAGATGCCAACTAAAGTTCTTACAAATCGCAAGACAAGAACTACTTCTGCAATCGTTCGTTATCTCAAACAAGAAGTCGTTGCATCAACACCAAACATTCTTGAGTTCCTTAACGACTACTCACGATCTAAGTTGCGTTACGGTTGCACTTCTGGAAGACTCAACAACATACTCGGCAAGATGGTGGAGTTCGAGGAATGTGGTGAAGAATACTTACCTGCGCCCTGCTACTATTGGGTTAAGACATGGGGGCTTGCTTCGTGGGTATCGTGATCCTTGCTGGTGACGATGCCGACTTCAAGGTGGGTGACTACATCGTTATGCACCGTGAAATGACGTGCATTCCTTCAGCTCCAGGCACGACGTACATTCTTCACACTAAGAAGTTCACAGAAGACGACATTATGGATTGGGCGCACATAGTATCGTATCGTCTTGTCATCATCCTCGACAAGAAGCCTAAGCTCACCAAGAAGTCGGAGGACTTCGTAGTGGTGCATGATTCTCTCAAGGCTAAGTCTGATCCTATCGGGCCAGGTATCAGTGCTATGATGAAATGGAGGAACAGAGATGCAGCCCACCAAGTAGTCAAGTCCTTACCTGTCCCTCTTGCTCTGGCGGTATGGCGCAACGCTCATCCAGAAGACATAGACACTGCTCGAAGGCTGGCCCTTGTTTCGTTCACACTCCCAGACGAATACGCTCATGCGGTGTTCACATACTCCATCAATCCAAACAAACCTGCTCGAAGACTCAAGCCAAAGAAAGAGGACTACGAAGTGCCTCATGGCTTTCGGTTGTCCGATCTATATACAGAAGACTTGATTCGTTTAGCACCAGATGTAGCTAACAAGATTCGTACCATTGATCCTGTGGCTCTCCCAAAGGGCGTTAAGAAAACAAAACAGGCGGTGTTAGGATGGCTATAATCACGATGAATCATGTCACTGCTTTTGTTCTCGGAGGTTCTCTTCTAACCGGCGACATGGGATTCTTTCTCATCATTTCTTGCCTTTGGTTTCCTATTGCTGCCTCAATCAAGATGGAAGTTGAGATAGTAAGACCTATTCGCAAAGCCATGCAAGACAGCGAACATACTGTTCAAATCGAAGGATCGACAGTGAAGGTAACACAATCTTCTGCTTCGCCAGACCCTATGGCAGTTGGAATGAGTATGGGCAATCCATAAATAGACCGAGGGTTGATTTACTGTTTAACATAGCCTTACTTGAATGGGGTCAAACAATACCAGGATTCGCTCGGCTGCTATTGACCTTCTATTCCATGACGGACCGATGACAATTGACGAGCTTCGAGATAAGTTGCATGGGTCAAGTGGAGTTCGAGTTGTACCTTCCCAACAGCGGATCACAGCTTTGCTTTCAAGAACAATGCAAGTCGAAGCTGTCGGCACTACGAAGGTGCAAAAGCACAACGGATGGGAACATCAAACGCTTTACGACGTGAACCGACAAGTCATCATCGTACTACAAGACGTCGAGAACACTACCCCCTACTCTCATTTATCACCTCGATTGAAAGAGCAAACCAGGCGTTGTACTGAATGCAAGCTCATTCGTTTGATCGAAGACGGTGAGCAAACCTGCTTGTTCTGTCAGCGTTTGTAAGAATCATTATAAGGGCTGGCGCATACGCCTTGTTATGGCTGTGGAATGGGTAGGTAAGTGCCTCGACTGTAACAAGTGGAGAACGAATCATGACACACACAAGAATGCTACTACCAGAGATGACGAAGGCAACCCCGCTAACTTTGTCCTGGCTTGTGGTTTCTGCAACAGTACAATTCAGCAGAAGTGTTGTGGTGACGGTTGCCCTTCGTGCGGTGGATCAAGGATGCGCCCCCAACCACAGCCATACCAAACTCGATGCCACCTATGCGATGACCCAACCACGAACAGACTCGGCGGTAAGATGACTTGCTACGGTTGCGAACATGAAGTCATGGGCTATGCTCATGAACACCACGCTCGAATGTGGATGCTTTACGGTGAATGATATGATACCAAAGATAGGATTTAAGGAACAGATACCAACAGACAATCTGCCTCAATGGTTTGTTGATTTACAAGAAAACCAAGAGAACTATGCAATTGTTCATAGCTTTACTCGAAGTGGTATGAGAGTATTGAAGATTGAAGAGGATAAGTTCGTAGTCATTCAACGCTATGCACCATACAAACTACTCGCTTATATTGTCGAAGTATGTGACAAGACCAAAGCTGATGAACACATTGGTTGGGACATGAGAGCAGAGCATGATTGGGAGCGAGAGCAAGACATGATCCGTGACGCTCAAGCAGACCGTGAACCAGACTACGACGAAGAGTGGTGATTGTATGCCTCGCCTCCCTCGCAACGTTCCTGTATCGAAACCAGACGGTGACGGAAAGATTTACGCTGCACTAACCTTTGCTTGCACAACCTGTTGGGATTCGGACTCCTGGGGATTCATAGCATACAACCATAACGGACACATTTACCAGATTCGCAGATGCTTTGGTGAGTATTGCTACATGAATAAAGACGGTGAAGAATGCAAAGGCAAGTGGATCACGCAAGCTGAACAGTCCGAGAGAACCAGATACCAAATAGAAGGTGATGAGATATGAAAGAGATATGGTGGGAGAAGCACAGACCAAAGACCCTTGACGGATTCATGGGTCAAGAGAGCATAGTCGAAGAGGTTCGTCTGATCCTTGAAGGCAAAGCACCTATGCAACATTTTCTATTCAATTCATCCGAGCCTGGAACGGGCAAGACAACACTTGCTTACATCGTCGCTGAAGTCCTCGGCTGGCAGCTCCACAAGTTCAACGCATCCTCGAAGAAAACCAGAGGCATTGAGTTCATTGAAGAGTACATCATTCCTATGTCGAGAATCGGTCAATGGGAAACAGTCTTTTTCTTAGATGAGGCAGACCGCCTCACACCTCAAGCTCAAGATGCTTTGAAGGGAGTCATCGAAGATGCTCAAGGCTACTTCATTCTCACGTGCAACGATCTTAGCAAGGTATCGCCCTGGCTACAATCACGATGCCAAGTCCGAACCTTCGAGCCTATCTCTGCTGAACTTGTTGAGCAACGCTTGGCTACCGTCGCAGCGTATGAAGGCGTTGAGGTTGATGCTCATGCTATCAAAGTGATAGCAAAGAAGCATCGTGGCGATCTAAGGAACAGTATCGGAGCTTTACAGAAGGCAGCGTACCTTGAACCAAAGTCACTTCGTAAGTTCATAGCAGAACTTGAGTCGTCTGGATTCGATGCCGACCTTGTTCTTCGTCTATGTATGAGCGAGAAGGTAGTCCAGAAATCAGTCACAGCCCTTATTGAAAACAGGCCAGCACTTACCAGAGAACGTGTGAGAGAAGTATTCCTCTATGCTATGGACTCACCAGCAAGTCAATCAAACAAAGTAAAGGTCTTAGATGCTGCAATTCAAAGCGAGCGTGATATATTGATGGGTGTTGATCCATTGATTGTTGCTCATAACTTTTGCAGGTTGCTGTGCGAATGAAGTTCTATCTCGGCGTTCACGAACCTCCTATGCTTGAGAAAACCGAAGTTCCTCTTTTCATAAGTTACAAACGACTGCTACGACAACCTAAGATAAATCGACAACCGACCTGTGAATGGTCGTTAGATTCTGGCGGGTTTAGCGAGATAGCTAAACATGGGAAGTGGATCATAACTCCAGATGAATACATAGCAGATGTTGGTCGCTACATGGATTGGGGCGGTTTGAATTGGGCTGCACCTCAAGATTGGATGGTTGAACCACACATGACAGAGAAGACAGGACTTACAGTTCAAGATCACCAAGACCTAACCGTTGAGAACTTTCTTTATCTTCGTGACACAGCTCCAGACTTGCCTTTTGTTCCTGTACTCCAGGGATGGACTATGCGTGACTACTCAAATTGTTTCGAGCAATACAAAGAAGCAGGTATTGATTTGACTAAGGAATCCACAGTCGGTGTAGGATCAGTATGTCGAAGACAAGCAACGTATGAGATTGAAGCTATTATGAGCCAGCTTTACGAGCTTGGGCTTGATAACATTCACGGATTTGGGGTCAAGACAAGCGGCTTATCCAAGTACGGACAATACTTACAGTCGGCAGATTCGATGGCCTGGTCTTACGCAGCACGAATGGGTGTTGGTGAGAGGTGCGATTGGTGCAAATCCAACAACCTATCCAAGAGAAAGTCGTGCGCTAATTGTCTTGGGTTTGCATTAGCATGGAGAGAGAAGGTTGTTAGTTCTCCTTTAGGAACATTAGACAGGAGGGAATGGTTATGATTGCTGGACCCGAAGATTATTGGCTACACCCAGACGGCACCAGGTATGAAGTCGGAGATACAATACCTGTGCTTAGGATCAACGGCATAGTCCTATTCAATGAGTTCATCGTGAAAGGAACCTGCGATCTGTGCGATTGGGCTTGTCTTGGTCCTACTTCTCTTGTTCATAACGCATCTCAAGCTCACGTCGCAACTCACATCATGCAAGAATTAGATGAGTTCGGTGATGATTTTAAGCACCCAGACTTTAAAGAATGACCTTGTTTTACAAGAATCATTATAAGGGTGTTCTCTGTCGGCAGGAATACAACGGATTGATTAACAATGTCGGAACTTAAAGAAACAGTAGCAAAGAATGTCGGTGTCACACTTGATACCTTGAACGCCCGAATTACAGAAGTGCTGGTCGAGAACAAATCGGCTTGGACTGCTGCCAACAAGACTGAAGACGAATGCTCGATCCTTGCGATTCGGGTTGCAGGTCGTCAACTCAAAGCAGAAGCTCAACGACTCTCTCGCAGTGGCGCAGAAGTTCTTACAGGAATGTTCGTTTCAGCTCCTCGATACAAGGACTTCTCCAAGTCTGGATATGCCAAGATGAAGAACACACTTGGTACTCTTGACGAAGTTGCCAGAACTGCACTCGTCGCTCAAGGTCGAATCACTTTGATTGAAGACAACCTTGATGGCTCGTTCACTCACACCGTCAACCCGACTTTCAAACTCTCTTCTCTTGAAGAAGAAACAAGTGAAATCGTGATCCACTCCTTGCCAAAGCACGTGCAAGAACTCGACGCTTCCACATGGTTCCAGATCATTGAGAACAACACCATGCCAACTTTCCAAAGCGGAGATGCAAACCCTCGATATGGTCGCGCTCGCAAGCTGTCCGAACCTGTTCGTGAGTGCCTGTTCCTCGGCAAGCGTGGTTCTGCTGATGTGGAACTCATCACGATTAAGTTCGAGAACGACCTTGCTCTTGAGAACCAACCAACCTTCGTACCAGGTCGCTTGCCTGTTCGCATGGGTCGCAACGGTGTGGGCTACGCAAAGCCTGGTGTCACCAAGTTCGTCATTGACGAATCCCTCGCAACTGTCTTCGCTGCACCTCCTTTCGCTGTTAGCGCAGAAGGAGCAAATGGCCTCATCGTTGATCTCGTTGATGGTGTTTGGCCTCAAGGCGACTTCCTTCCTTCCTTCGACTTGCTTCCAGAACACGTTACCAAGTGGGCTGACACCGACCAGAAGTGGGACAAGCTCTGTGCTGTTCACGGCGAAGTCGTTCACATCGACCCACGCGAGAAGGGCGGCTACATCGTCACCGTTGGCGACCTTGACATAACCTCAACTGCACCTTCAATCGACGTCTATGTTCCAGCAGAGCATGAGTTCCGTATGGACTTCGGCGTTGGCTCGGAAATTGCAGTCGTTGGTCGAGCATGGATCAGCCGTGATGACGAATGCCGAATGGACTCAACCGCATGGTGGGTCTGTGACTCAATCGCCTCTGCTGCACCAGCACCGGAAGAAGCTGATGAATCCACCTCAACAGGATGGGATGCTTGATGGCGGCTTGGGGCGGCGACGGTGGTAAAGCAGCCACAGCAGGAGAAGGTAAAGCTCCAGAAGCTACCAACGACTACGGAGTGGACTACTACCGTAACCTCTTCAACAAGAAGAAGGCAGCGGTTCCTCAACAACGCATGGCTCTTGTAGGCAAAGAGAACACGGCCAAGACGGGTCTTGCTCTTTACCTATCTCGAAGTGATGAACAGATCAAGCAGGGTAAGAAAGTCGTTATCTTCGACTTCGACAACTCGGCATCCGAAACTGTCAATCACACCTACCCTGGTGACGAGAACATTCTGATCCTACCTCTCTTGGACTTGACAGACGACTCCATCTTCAACGAAGATATGTCCGTGAAGTGGCCCGCATTGATCGACAAGACAAATGCCTTTGTCAATCTCATGGCTCAAGAAATCCAAGAAAACCCAGGCGACTTTGCAGCCGTTATCTTTGATGGTGGATCAACATACATGAAGTGGTGCGAGAACGCTATGACATGGTTCTTGATGAATCGCTCAAAGAACCCAATCAACGTCGAAGACGGTGACAGGTTCAACCAAGCTGAATGGCGCACACGCAACAAATTGTTCCGTGACACAATCACCAGAGTTCACGGACTACCAATCGACAAGGTGTACTTCACCTTCCATCTCAAGGACAACAAGCAATTCGCTGACCTCGGCAACGGAGCTAAAGGATTGATGAAGGTTGGAGAGAAGCCAGATTGGGTCGAAGGAACACAGCGAATCATGAGCCAGCAATTGTTCATGGGTCGATACCAAAAGCGAGCAGACAGCTCCGCTGGTGTCTATGCTGACAAGACTCTCAATGATGGCGAGTTCGCTATCAAAGCCCGCATCGAAGAAGTCAAGGGTCAAGGAATGGATTTAATCGGACAAGAACGCACGATCCTCACCGTCAAGAACGGCGAAGTTGTTTGGTCTGGAATACCCGAACTAAGGTGGTGATTCTATGGATGATGAAATCCCGACCGTCGAAGACCTCCAGAAGCAAATCGACCAACTTGAATCCGAAGTACAAGAACTCATGGGAGAGGTTGCTAAGGCTTTGAGCATGAAGCGAGCAGTCGAACACATAGCACAACGTCTTGCTACTTTCCACAATGAACCTCTTGCCGATTGGTGGTGGCTCTCTTGATCCCCCCACAAGCTCGTTATCTTGCTGCAACAGTCAAACAGCGAGGCAAAATACACCGAATCCAAAAACTCGGCAATCAATACTTGGTGTTATGTCGTGGGTTTTCTCCCACTTCTGGCAGCAAGTTATCCTTTACAGACTCCAAGCCCGATTGTAAGGCTTGCTTAAAAATAAAAAACAGGTGATGAAAATTGACAATGACAGTATCAAACACAGGATTAGCCCGACTTCTCGAACTAACGAAACGCCCACAGGTTGTAGCAGGTAAGCCACAATCTCAAGTTGCTGCTTGTATTCTTGACTTCAAAGAACAACGCTGCACTACAACCAGCTTGGTTCGTGACGGCAAGACTTCCCTTTCCCACTTCGGCATCTCTGCCGAGGGAACAGGACAGATTGCAGTTCCAGACATTGACCGACTGCTTGGAGTTCTCAAGTTCCACAGCGCAGACCTAACCCTCTCCGTCGATGGATCAAAGCTCCGCATCAAGTCTGGCTCAAAGCAAACGACAATCATCAGCGACAAAGGCGGTTTGGCTTTCCCCCACTCAACAGAAACAATTGGCGAGTGGCACGATAAGAGCCTGGGACTTGCCGCACAGATTGACCAGAACGGTGCTTACAAGCTCCGTGATGGGACAGAACGCAAGGCATTCATGACTTGGGCCATCAACAGCACAGAACTCTTTGAAGCGTTCCGCTGCGACAACATGAACGGACAGAAGCTCAACCGCTACAACCTCTCATACGACAACAATGTTCTCACGGTTGCCACAGGCGACGAACTCAAGGGACAAACAAACACTACGTTTGAAGTCACACCAGGAGAACCTGTTGAAGCATGGGTCGCTACTTTCGAGGGTGGTCTTGAGAACGTGCTGAAGAACCTTGACGGTGAGATTCGGCTACACTTCATCGACTTCCGAGCAGAAGGACAAGGCATTCGCCTGATCCTTGACGCTTGGGGCGACGGATATGTGTTCCAGGCTTCTATCCTCATGTGAGGGGAGCTAATGCCACAAAACGCTTTCACGGCAGATCGTGATACTGACAAATGCGCTAAGTGTGGTGCGCGTACACCGCTTCTGTTTCACGAAGAAGGTACAGGTCGTATGATTTGTATTGATTGTGAGCGAGATAACCAGGGCATGAACAAAAAGAAATCAATGCGTTAGTGCGACACCTTATAATGTTCATTCTAATGGGGTTTAATATGCGAGTATCATGTCCGAGCTGCGGGAACCACGTTGAGTTCGACAAGCAATTAGAAATCCCAATGAGCGAATCAAGAATCGTACAATCATGCACGAACTGTCAAGCTGATGTATTCTTGGTAGCTAAATACGGCATACAACCTGTCGAAGCACTGTACCAAGACCCAGAGTGGTTATTCAGTGCTTATGTTTCTCAATCTCGAACTCTTGCTGACATAGCAAGCCAATGTGGGGTTAGCTCCATGACGATTCAGTATTGGCTTCGACAGCACAACATACCCGCACGATCAAGAGGCAGAAAGCAGGGCTGATAAACACCCTTATATTGTCGTAGTAGGTCGGTTGTATTATGCTGGCCGACCAATTGAGAGGGAGAACCGTAGGACTTCGCTACCGTGATCCTAAGACAAATCAACGCATCAACGAGAAGGTCAAAGACATAATCCCTTATTGCTTCATCGCAGTCGAAGATTCTCAACGCATCCCTAAACAATGGATTGACGCACAGCCTGGATTCACAGGACTTTACGGCGAGGAACTTGTCAAGATCACCTTTGGCGACCCATACGACATGAGGCAGTTCGTCAAAGACAACCGAATCAAGACGTGGGAGGCTAACATACCATTCCCTAACAGAGTCCTTGCTGACCGACCAACACCTATCCCGCAGTACAAGTGGCGCAAGGTGTACCTTGATGGCGAATGGAAGATCGAGTCTGGTGAAATCACTATCCTCGCTCTGTACGACAACTACACAGGTCGAATGTACCAATGGGTGCAGAAGCCAGATGAGATAGCAGCAGGGACACACCAGCGTATCGACTGTAAGAATCATCCCGAAGGCAAGACTCACATTGACTACAAGACTCACCTCATAGCTTTCAACAGTGAGCGTGACTTACTCGAACACTTCGCTAAACATCTTCGTCGTCTTGATCCAGACATGATTATCGGTTGGGCTTTACAATGGGCTGATATTAAGCAGATAGCGCAGCGAATGAAAGCCTGTGGTCTAAACCCAGGTGACTTATCTCCGTACAAGAAGCACCGCTTCGAGTACATGGATTGGGATCAACCCATCCCTGGTGTAGTCTGCATGGATTTGATGACTGCCTTCGAGAAGTTATGGGTTCTAAAACACGGACAATTAGCCTCAAAGAAGCTGGATAATGTAGCGTGGGAGGCTTTGAAAGAGCGCAAGTTGGAGCTTCCAGACGGCCACGACACCTTCTATACAGATGTAGGAACATATCTCGACTACAACTTACTCGATGTGGAACTCATGCCTCGGCTTGATGCCTTGCTTAACGTGAGCGAACACTACATCTCACTTGCTCATGCTTGTCAAATCCGCTTTCGTGACACCCCCCTCGTCACCAAGCTCGCTACAAGTCTGTTCATCATGGATAAGGACTTTGATCGACAGATACCAAGCAAACCACAGTTCGGAAAAGTGGAATACCCTGGTGCGGATATTCAAGAGCCTGTGCCTGGCATCTATCCTAATGTCGGCATCATGGACGTTAAGGCCATGTACCACAGCAACGCAGAGAAGGCTAACATATCGTGGGACACCTTAGATGAGAACGGTGTGGACTGTGGCAACGGATCATGCTTCACACAGGAAAGCAAGGGACTACTTGTTCGCACGATGGATAAGTTGACAGAAGCAAGGAACGAATACAAAGTTCTCATGAAGACTGATACAGAAAACAAGGCTACTTGGGACGCTATGCAACACGCTATGAAGTCCCTCGTCGCCAGCCTGTACGGGATATGTGGTGACTCTAAGTTCGGTATGTATCACCCAGAAATAGCTTCAGCTATCACATACACTTCACGTCAAACCCTGTTTGAACTACGGGATATATGCGAGGAATACGGTCACACGTGCAGATATGGTCATACTGATTCGGTGTTCGTGGATATTGACACACCAGAAATAGGTGAGGCTCTCATCGTTAAGATCAACGAGCGTATGTTCCCTATCGTCACAGAGTTCGAGAAGTGGTGTTCGTCGTTCTTCATCAAGGCTAAGAATCGCTACGCTTGCAGGGTATCATGGACTGATGGTGGTTATCATGAGCCACAGACATACCTCAAGGGCTTGGAGCTGATACAGGCTCGAATGCCTATGGTGATGAAGGACGCTATGAAGTTCACACTTGATGCTATGCTCATGCAGAAGGATCAACACTATGTCGATGAGTACCTTATCACAGTCATTAACGATACCTTAGCAGGGCGTATGGATGGCGACCAGCTTTTCATGCGAGGCAAGCTCAAGAAGAACCTGGACAAATACGACACACTTTCTGGACCAGCCGCAGGTGCAGCATGGGCTAACAAGCATCTCGGCAAGGGCTACAAGTCGGGCGATTATTTTAACGTAGCAATCAATGAGCAAGGACAGTATATCGCTTTCGATGATGTGTCCGACATTGAAGGTATCACTAAGATCGGTTATCGCATCATGGTTGAACGCTTCATCGTGAAGAAAGTCATGTCGCTATATGAGGTGGTGAATTGGTCGCCTCAACAAATTATCAATTCAATGAACGGAGTAGGTGGAACAGAATGGTTATGATATTAGAAGGAAATTGCTTAGGTGAAATGAAGAAGTTACCCGCTGACTCGGTTGATTCGATTGTCACTGATCCTCCGTATGGACTTGCATTCATGGGTAAGAAGTGGGACTACGATGTGCCTTCAGTAGCTATTTGGCGTGAGGCTTTGAGAGTCCTCAAACCAGGAGGACACCTGCTTGCATTCGCTGGCTCTCGTACCTATCATCGTATGGCGGTGAACATTGAGGACGCAGGGTTTGAAATCCGTGACCAAATCATGTGGCTCTATGGTTCTGGCTTCCCAAAATCACACAATGTCAGCAAGGCAATAGACAAGGCCGCAGGTGTTGAACCTATCAAAGCCCAACAATGGGATGGTTGGGGAACTCAACTGAAACCTGCACATGAGCCTATCGTGGTCGCCCGTAAGCCCCTCATCGGCACTATCGTTGAGAATGTGCTTGAGCATGGCACAGGCGGCTTGAACATTGATGGTTGCCGTATCAGCACCGACGAATATAAGCAACCAGAAGGTCGTTTCCCTGCTAACATCATACATGATGGGTCAGAAGAAGTTCTTGAAAGATTCCCGCATACTAAGAGTGGTGAAGGTAAGCCTCATCATGTAACCAGAGAATCACAAAGTCAATCAATGTCTGGTAAGAACTATGCTAACAGAACGCTCAACACATTCGGTGATGAAGGTTCAGCCTCCCGATTTTTTTACTGTGCTAAAGCCAGTAAAGCTGAAAGAGATGCGGGATGCGAAGAGATTGAACCTCAAGATATGGGGCGAAACCAAAGCTCCCTTGATGGAGGCAAGATGCTTACAGGTTCGGGCAACGAGCGAAGCAACGAGAAGAATAACTTTCATCCGACAGTGAAACCAATTGCTCTCATGGAGTATCTATGCCGACTTGTCACTCAACCAGAAGGAACTGTTCTTGATCCATTCATGGGTTCTGGAACCACAGGTATTGCTGCATCACGTCTTGGTTTCAAGTTCATTGGAATTGAGATGACACCAGAATACATTGAGCTCGCCGCTACTCGAATAGCCCATTGGTCGAATGCTGATTTGTCGTTTGATGATGGAGAGATTAAGATCATAGACAAACCTAAAGCTGAATGGCTTTGATTTGTAAGACTGTTTATATGGGTGGTTTGATTGGGTGAGAGCATGGGCGAACAGATGCGGTATATTAGCCTCTTTTCTGGGGTTGAAGCCTGTTCTGTTGCATGGCATCACATGGATAATTGGATTCCAAAGGTGTTTGCAGAGTTCGACGCTTTCCCAAGCGCAGTTCTCAAGCATCAGTTCCCCCATGTACCAAATGTAGGAGATGTGACGAAACATGAATGGAAACAATACAAAGGACAAATCGAACTTATTGTTGGCGGCTCACCCTGTCAATCATTCTCGGTTGCAGGAAAACGACTTGGATTGGATGATCCGCGTGGCAACCTTGCCCTCCACTACCTACGAATTATTGACGACATTAAACCCACATGGTTCATCTTCGAGAATGTCCCTGGCCTCCTGTCATCGGACGACGGACGGGACTTTGCAGCCTTCTTGCGTGAAGTGGAGAACATCGGGTATGGGTGCGCTTACAGGGTTCTTGACGCTCAACACTTCGGAGTTCCACAAAGACGCAGAAGGGTGTTTGTTGTCGGACATATTGATGGAGATTGGCGACGTGCCGCAGCGGTTTTATTTGAGCCAGAGAGCTTGTCGGGGAATAATCCGCCGAGCCGAAAGAAGAGGCAAGAAGCTACCACCAACTCTGGATCAAGCGTTAAGGCGCGTGGCGAGTATTGGAACGGAAGAGGAATAACCAACACCTTGACCGCCAAAGGTGACGATGACCGAATGCCCGACAAAGGCAGGTTTCACGGCGTAGTCGTTCCCGAAGTAGTAGGAACACTCGACACAGAACTCAACACTAAGTTAAGCACACAGGCCGCACAGTCTGGTTTCTTGATCCCAACTCAACACCCCGATGAAGTAGCACCAACGGTCACTGCTAAGTGGGCTAAAGGGGCCGACACACCTCCAGGCGGTAAGATTGACAATGGCAACATGATACCTATTGGTGTTGACCTATTCAACCAGGAAGAAACAGGTGACGTTCATGTTCCTCTGCGAACTGCTCAAGGTCATGGCGCACCAGCAGTTATGACATTCGATGCGAGAGGAAACGGAGAAGGTGATGTGACAAACACAATCGTTGGGGATCACCAAAGCAGAGTCACCGACTTCACCGCACTTGCTGTCCAACCTGTCGATGGTGAGAATGTTTGCTTCGATCACACATTCGGACAGAACTACGGCCTTTACGACAATGTATCACCGACTCTCAAGGTGAACGGAGCTGTTCCTACTTCACCAGCAGTCACCCAAATACCCTTCCACCAAGCCAAGAATCCAGCTTCGGCACAAGATGACACACGATGGGAAGAAACATCAACACAACCCACGCTGAACACTTGGGTAGGTCACAACGAAACCAAGATACAAACCGCAGTAACGACTGCTCTTGCAGTACGCAGACTAACTCCTGTCGAATGTGAAAGACTTCAAGGATTCCCCGATGGTTGGACTCGAATACCCTGGAAGAATAAGCCTGTTGAGCGTTGTCCAGATGGGCCACGATTCAAGGCTATGGGCAACTCGATGGCCGTTCCTGTCATGCGCTGGATCGGTGAAGGTATCGAGCTTGTCAATCGTATTCCACGAACTGAAGCTCCACAACAAGAAGAATTAGGATGGTTATAGAATGTCATACGAAGTATTGCTTGGTGATTGTATAGAATCAATGAAGAAGTTACCCGCTGAATCGGTGGATATGTGCGTCACCAGCCCCCCTTACTATGGACTTCGAGATTATGGAACAGCCACATGGAGTGGTGGCGATAAGAATTGCGATCATTTAGGTAAGCCTGTTAAAATGCAAGTTGGGTTTAATGAGAGATACACAGGAAAAGCACCTCTTAATTCGGACAAGCAAGGCGAACTCCGAGAACCGTTTAAGGGTATATGTGGTAAGTGTGGAGCTAAACGAGTCGATAATCAATTAGGGCTTGAGGCTACGTTAGGTGGCTACATAGATAACATGGTGATGGTCTTTGAAGAAGTCCGTCGAATACTCAAGCCTCACGGTACACTATGGCTGAACCTCGGTGATTCGTATAATGGATCAGGCGGGGCAGGTGGCGACTACGCTAAAGGTGGTTTGAAAGAAGGACAGCCTAAATATCCAGGCCGTAAAGAGCCGACACTCAAGCGTAAAGACCTCATGGGCGTTCCCTGGAGAGTAGCATTTGCACTACAAGAAGCTGGTTGGTATCTCCGACAAGACATAATTTGGGCTAAACCAAACTGTATGCCCGAACCTGTGAAAGACCGATGCACCAAGAACCATGAATACATATTCCTACTCACTAAGCAAGAGAAGTATTTTTACGATCATGAGGCAATCAAAGAACCCGTCAAAGAAGAATCGCTAAAGAGAGCGCAGAACTCTTGGGATAGCGACCACCCAAGCACAGGGTTTCATGGAGAGGGTATTCATACCGCCAAGATGGGTAAGCGATTCGTTAATCCCAAAGGACGTAACAAGCGCAGCGTATGGACTGTGAACCCCAAGCCGTACAAGGGCGCACACTTCGCAGTATTCCCACCAGACTTAATCGAACCCTGCATCCTTGCTGGATGCCCTCATGGGGGTACTGTTCTTGATCCGTTCGGAGGCTCTGGAACTACTGCTGGCGTTGCTATCAAACATGGTCGTAAGGCCATCCTATGCGAACTCAATGAAGAGTACGCAGCTTTAATTCCTTCGAGGATTGAGAGCATATCACAGATACAGAAAGAAGTCCTTGAAGACAAGAGGGAATGGATATGAGAATTAAACCCGTAGGAACGAGCATAGTGATTAACCAGATTGATTTAGCTAAAAGTGACAGTGCTATTGTGATAAGAACACAGGATCAAACCGTCTTTACAGCAGAGATTGTTTCAATATCGGATCATTTAGTGGAGTCTGGTTTCGCATTAGCAGACTTTGATACTATCATTTATGTTGGAAAGCACGTTGAAACACCCGTTAAAGGGCAGTACATCATAGATGTGGAACAAATTATAGCGGTGATAACTTATGACGAAGAAAGCAATTGAAGGAGAAGAAGCACGAAACAAGCTCATGCAGGGCATCAACATGGTGGCAGATGCAGTCAAATGCACACTTGGGCCATCAGCAAGGTATGTCATGCTTGAGCGACCATACGGTTCTCCCCTGGTCATCAATGATGGCGTAACCATAACGAAGGACATTGAATCAACCGACCCATACAAGACAATGGGTATTCGTTTGATCCAAGAAGTTGCATCTAACGCTCAAGATAGCGGCGGCGATGGGACTACGACAGCAACACTTCTCGCACGTGAACTATGCAGGGAAGGACTAACGCTGCTCGACAACGGATTCAACCCTCTCGACATGAAGATAGCCTTTGATGTGCTTACGAATGTTGCTTGTGACATTATTGATGACTTGGTTATCGACTGTGACGACGAAGAAGAGAAGCAACAACAGATATTCGAGGTTGCGACTATTGCAGCCAACAATGATTCACAAATCGGTGCTTTGATAGCTGATGCGCTACAACAGACGAACTACGAAGGGATCATCACCGTCGAAGAAAGTCACAGCAACAGCCACTCATTCGATATTGTCGAGGGTATGGAGCTTGATGTAGGGTATGCAAGCCCTTACTTTATCACCGAGCCTGGTAGCTTTGAATGCTCTCTTGACAGTGCTTATGTTCACTTATCCAGCGACATTATCACGCAGAACGACCAACTCATCCCTGCTATGGAAGCCGCTTTGAAGGATCAGAAGGCTTTGTTTGTTATCGCCAAAGGAATTGAGGGAGAAGCACTACAAACACTCATCGTCAATGTCCAGAAAGGTGTTATTCGAGGGTGTGGCGTTGTTGCCCCAGCATTCCACTTCGATGAGGTCATGCAAGACCTTGAGGCTCTTATCGGTGAATCTAACCTTGTTGGTAAGATTGTTGTTGGCAAGAACTACACCAGGATAATTGGTGCTAAGGGTGACGTGACAGAGCGTTGTGCTATCTTAACAGAACAAATCACCAAAGCCGATCTTGAAGGGGAACGAAACCTTGCTGATGCAATTTATGAACGCAAATCTAAGCTCACAGGCGGTGTTGGTGTTATTCGAGTCGGTGCTTCAAGCGCAACAGAACTCAAAGAAACGAAAGCACGTGTCGATGACGCTTTGAATACCACGAAAGCAGCAATCAAAGAAGGTGTGGTGATTGGTGGAGGTATGACTTTCCTCAAAGTATCGAGATTGATTGATGAGTACCCTATGAAGGGTGCTGGCGTTGCTGCACAAGAAGTTCTTGTGGCTGCACTACACGCGCCGGTTCTTCAGCTTGGTAGTAACGCTGGTGTTGATCCACAAGGTCTTCTCGACAACTTATTGGGTCAAGTAGGTGACTACGGATTCAATGCTAAGACCAGGCAGTTCGGCAACCTTCGAGAACAAGGTGTTCTTGATGCGGCCAGCGTCTTGAAATCTTCGCTACGATCAGCCGTTTCGATTGCATCTATGGTTATCTTAACCGAAGTCCTCGTTGCTGATTTGTAAATAGCATTATAAGGGAACGCTTGCTCGTCAAGGTATGGCCCGCCAAAGTAAGAAACCGACAGTAGCACAACTAACCGAACGCATTGAACACCTTGAGCTTGCTATGGGCGAGATGCAGCAATTTATGAATCTCATAGCTAATTCTGCCCGAAACGACATTATGCGCCACGATGACATTTTGAAGTCTTTATGCGAATCAACAGGTGTTGAGTTTGTGGATCACCCACTACCCACAGATGAAAAGGTTGATGAGTCAATAGGGGAGTCGGACTAATATGAACACCCTTGTACTGTGCGACGACCTGGCTCTCATCCGAGAGTGGGTTGCAGCAAATCCAGATGCTAAGGCGTGGTTCTATGGAAAGGGACTACCTCGATACCCACAGGGTCTTGAGAGTCGTGTCCTCTCCGCTGACCTAACGTTGAAAGAAGCAAAGGCTTGGGGCGAGTTTGATGAAGTAGTCGAACTCCCACTAAAACCTGCGAAGAAACCAACAAAGGCGGCGAAGAAGGATGACTGACGGTATCTCTCCGTATGATCCACGAACTAAAGGCACACTTCGAGTATCGAAGTCTTCGTTTATGCAATACTTAGGTTGTCCTCGTAAGTTCTGGTTTCAATACTGTGTGCTTTACGACATTAGGACACCAGCAAGCCCTCAAATGATTCGTGGTTCAGCTATTCATCAAGTGATGGAAGATGCTTTGACTCCGAGCTTTGATCCAAGACCAATCCCACTTGCTATTGCAGAAGAAGCAGCAAAGACAGAGTACGCTCACGACTCTGGAGTTCAAAACCTGTCCGACTTGCTACAAATGATGAGTGACGATCATGGAGTTCTCAACATTATCTCTCTTGAAGAAAAGATAGTGACATACGACGAAGAGAACGACTGTACCCTGGTCGGCATGATTGACGGACTGTTCCGACACCCAGATGGGGGCGTTATGATAGTGGAGCTGAAGACAGGCAACCTAACAAGTTCCAAAATGTCCAGGTATCGTAAAGAATTAGCTTTCTATCATCGAGTTCTCACACTTTCTAAGCGGTTCCCAGCCGAGGAAATCACTCACTACTGCATTATTGCACCAGATTGTCAAGACGAGAAGATGATAACCTCAATGCTCAACCAGAAGCGACAAAAGCGTGATATTTACCTCGGCAACACCGAGGGAGTCATCATTGTCGAGCCTGTGACTGCTCGCTCACTTAACGGCATGGCAAAGAACCTCACAGAAGGTGTGCAGGGCATCAAAGATCACGAATGGCCGATGAAGTGGAACGACTACTTCTGCGTCGAATGGTGCGATTATCATATGTCCTGTGAAACAGAACTCACAGGTGGCCCATCGGTGGTGGATCAATGATTTGCCCAGAATGTGATGCTGAATTACCCGACCCAAAACGACTTGTCCTCATGGGCGAGGCGGGTAAGCTCCCTAAAGCGGAGTATAAATGCCACGTCTGCGGCCATGAAGGTGAGGTTTGATGCTATTTCCACGTGAGATGGGACTAAAGCGTAGTCAATGCCCTACACAGGCTGATTTTAGGCGTTATGTCACTAAGATGTGGGATAAGACGTCATGCTACACCAGCTTATACGCATTCGGATCAATGAAATGGAATGGCTACAAGCAGGTTTTCGACTACCAATCAGCCATAATTGACCGAGCCTGGTGGGACTTTGACGGTATGGATGATCCACAGGTCAAAACAGACGCAGCGACCCTCATTAACAGGCTTGAAGGCACAGTCTTAGCCGTTGCCACAGGCAGAGGCTTTCACATTCACCAGGTATTCAAAGAACCTGTTCGTGAAGATCGTTGGCCGACAGAACTCATTCGTTACGAGCGTGAGATGGCTAAGGATTTGCCGACTCTTGACTGCATAGGGACTGTGGATAGGCTGTGTCGAATCCCAGGCACTATCAACACCAAGCGTAAGCGGTTCTGTGTCATCATAGACGCAAAGAAGTTCGCTGCCGATCCGCATGGCTACGAGATACCCAAGCGACCTCAACTCTCCATGACCCATCTTGACCCCTTTGGCAAGCATACAAGCACCTTTAGCCTCCTTAAGTGGGTACATAACAACCCTCCAGAACAAATCAACATCGAATACAATACATCGTTTGGTGATATTGTGGGAGCTGATACAATTCCTATTATGCCCTGCCTTGAATCAATTCATACTTCAAACCCAACTCATCATGTTCGAGTAGCTCTGGGCCAGCATTTGCTTGAAAACCTCAAGAACTTCGCTCACCCAAGCACATTAACGATGGATCAGAAACAGAAGTGTGTCGATGAAGCCGTTGAGTTCATCAAACCTCTTGGTTGGAGGGACTTCAAAGAGTCCATAAGTCGGAAGCACCTCGCCTCAATTGTCGATATGGAAGGTTCACAATCTTGTCGCTGGTTTGTAGGCAAAGGTATGTGCAAAGGTAAATGTTGGCGATATGATGGAACAGTGAGCCTATGACAGAAGAATGTCTTGAACTTGATTTTGGTAACGACAGTGACAATCAATGGATTCCACCCTCTCACCAAAACCAGGTTGAGTGCTTATGACGGACTACATCGTTATGTTTTCTGGAGGTCTAACCTCTTACGAAGCAGCTCGCAGGGCAATTGAGGCTCACGGTCACGACAACGTGCGTATTTGGTTTAGTGACACTAACACCGAAGATGAAGACCTATACCGATTCAATCGTGACGTTGAGCGCATCCTTGAACACCCAATAGAAGTGCTTGACAACGACGGTGAAACGGTGTGGGATATTTTTACACGGCGGAAGATAATTGGCAATTCTCGCCTTGATCCATGCTCTCACCATTTGAAACGACAACCGTTGGCAAGGAAGCTAAAAGCTGAATATCCTAACCCAGACGATGCAGTAGTGGTGTTAGGTATGGATGGAATAGAAGACTGCAACAGGACAAAGAGAGCAGCGAAGAATCAATTGCCCTACAAGACATGGTTTCCTTTGCTCGAAGAACCTATTGTTATGAAATCTCACATTAGCAAAGCTCTCAAAGAAATAGGTGTTGATAGGCCCAAATTGTATGATCTTGGCTTCTCGCACAATAACTGCGGCGGTTTTTGTGTCAAAGCAGGGTTGGGTCAGTTTGCTCACCTACTCAAAGTTCTTCCAGAACGCTACGCTCACCATGAAGAAAAAGAAGAAGAGTTCCGAGAAATGATAGGTAAAGACGTGAGCATCCTTCGAGATAGGCGGGGAGGCACTACAAAACCAATGACTCTCAAGACATTTAGGAACAGAATCGAGGGCGGAGAAGAGTTTGCTTATGATACGGGTTGGGAATGTCTTTGCTTCGTTGAAAGCGAAGAACCAGAATGGTTGTAGTGCGTAGGTTAAAGTGACGAATCTCGATGGCGTAACATGGTTGTTGTCATTGACGACAGAGAGAATCCCAAAGTGATTAACAAGATGCTCGTTGCATTCGGGGATCGTAAGCATAACCCAGCAGGTCAAGCCCAAGTCAAACGACTCAAAGCAGCAGACTACATCATCGGTGACATAGGCATCGAGGCTAAGGAAATCAACGACCTGTGGCAGAGCATCCTCGGCATTGGTCGCTCTCGAACTATCTATGCTCAATTGTCCGACCTGTGCGAAGCGTTTGAACGCCCTATGCTTGTCGTTTATGGAACTCAAATCAAGGTATATCAACGGCCTGGTGCGCCTCGACAGAATGTTAGGCAAGTTCATGCAAGGGCGCATAACGTGATTAAGTCGTTCAAACAGGAGCTTTATCACCGCTTTCCAAAGGTTCAGTTCATGCAAGTCAATACGATGGACGACTTTGTGGAGTATATCGCTAAGGTGCATCATCTTCAAGCCATAGGCCAAAGGTTAGCTATGCCAGCACCCATAGCCAAGATACCATCTGGTCTTGATCCAAGAGTCGCTTGTCTTGCTGCCATTCCAGGTTTGACTGTTATTCACGCCGAAGCTATTCTTGAGAAGTTCGGTAGTATTCCCAAGCTCCTACGATCTAAGACAAGCCAAGCCTCGCTCATGGAGATTGACGGTATAGGCAGAAAGAAGGCTCAAACCATCCTATCGTTGCGTGATCTATACGAATCATAGAGGGTTCGTATTGCTGTTCACGTTGATACTGTGACCTGTCGTATCGCTTGTGTCCTTTTCAGTGCCAGCGAAAGCCGATAACGAGTCTGTCGCTGGTGTCCCTTGATTGTTATGCACTACATTTTGCATTTGAACACCATGAACTACAACGCTTGAATAGATTGCATTGTCGCTTCCTTGATTTGGACTTCGAGAGATAACGACATTTAGGTTTCGACCTTCGACATTTGCTGCGGCGAAGAACTGCTGTGGGATCAATGGGATAGTCTTACGACTGATACCGTTTGCTGATGCTGTTAGTGCTTCTGTGTAGGTGTGAGAGATTGTTTCGCCTGTATCTGGGCAAGTGATCGTCGTTGTCAAAGAGAAGGTCGTATCAGCTAACACTTCACACGATACGATAGCGTTCATGCCAAGAACGGGGTGTGCTGCATCCATTGGGGTTGTAGCACTAAGCTCAAGCGTATGAACAGGGTTAGTTATCGCTTCTGCATCATCTAATTGAGAGGCACCAGGTAGCACCCAGCCTCCGCTTGTCACAGCAGCCTGTCCTCTTGCTGAAACGAACTTGGTATCGACACCTTCGATAGCACGAACCTTCGGTGGCAATTTAGAAGGTTTAGGTTGTCCAGGTATTCCTTGAATGCCAGAAGGCAATACGTTGTCTAAGCTCATCTTGTTGTTGATCCGAGCAATAACTCCATCGTTCAAATTGTTCGAGTTTATTTCTCTCGTATTCAAATCGCCACTTTGACCCATTTGCTGAACTCCGGTATCGGTGTTCAAACGAAGGTAGTTTCTTCCCCCAAGAGAAGGAGTAGCCACAGTCCCAAGATCGGCAGCGATTCCACCCAACAAAGGAGGTGTTGTTTCTGCGGGCGAAGTACCCTCCTGCCCCCCTGCATAAGCGAATGGGAAGTTATCGGTAGTAGGAGGTATGTATGGGCCAACCGGCCCTGTGGGTGTGCCTTCACGCCCTCCTGTGTTGCCTCCGTTACCACCAGCACCACCACCACCTGTACCTCCACCGCTTGCGCCCGTATCATTGAACGGATTGCTGGCAAGGTAAGACTCAATTCCTTCTGGCATTCGACCAGACTCACGCTCAAGATGGAGCTTTGTTTTGCTAAGACCCTTTGAAGAGTATTCGTACTCAACCTTTGTGACGTACATTATCTCATCAATGTCAATGAACGAATCAGTGTATTGGGCGTATGTGCCTGGTATGAAGTTCATATCGTCGGTGACGTGGACTCGTGGTGCGTAGTATGGCGCACGTTCAACGGCTGATGATCCAAGTTCGGGGTATTCTCTAATCCCAAGAGGGAATATGGAGAACTCATTGACATTGGTAAAGGTCGGTAAGGTTTGACCGCCAGCAGCAACAACGCCTGTTTGACCTGTTGCAGCGTTGCCTCCGAACTTATCAGCAGTCTTTTGTCGAGCCACTGCGTTAAGGTACTCTCCATTGACTGAAACGACCATCTTGAATCCAGCAGCGTTACCTGCTGCCCAATACGACGCAGGGATAGGCACTTCAAAGTAGCCAGAACCGAGTGTAGTGATTGTTTCAATACCATGCTGTGTTGCTTGGAGCTTAGGCACATGACCTCCAGACTGCACCTCATCGAAGTCGTAGTCTGCAAAGTGGATGCTGAACTTCTTAGTGGCTGTCAAGTTGTCAACACGATCACCGGCAGGGATTGAGGCTACTGCATCCGATATGAAAATACGAAGTTCTTCACCCGTCGTTTCACTAACTGTTGGCATCGACTTTGGAATGTGTACGATTTGAACTGCATACGACACCGACTTTGATCCGTACCAATAGTACATTTGAGTCCAGGGGAATTGATTGTAAAGGTCGTTTGTTGGGTAGTGGGCCAAACCGTTGCCGTATGTCGTAGTGTAGTCATCAGCTCCAGCATAGCCACCAATACCAATACCAAGTGCTGTGTTAAATTGGTAGGTTAGTAAGTTCAATTGTCCGTAGCCACCTATGCCGCCGTGAAGTGGGTTGTTTTGTCCTCCAAAGTGCATACCACCTCGGCCAGCAGTCCAATATCCACCGTTTCGACCCGTTAATTGAACGGCTGGATCAGCGATATATCCGTAGCGAGCGTTAGACAGCATTGGTCCTACGCGCTGTGTTTCGTTTGCATCTCGAATAACTTCTGCCTCAACACTGAATGAAGGTTCCTTTTTCTTTTGGTATTCTTGTTTAGCGATAACAAGAGCTTGCTCAAATGAAGACACATCAGTAGCATTAACGTACTTGAACCGAACATTCGTTTTGTATTCAAGAGTAGGGAATGTAACCGAAGATTCTCCACCGTTGAAAAGGACTCGAATGTGACTGAAAGAAGCAGCCTTACTCGTCTTGAGATTCGACACCTTGAGATTATCCCTTGTTAGTGAAAGTCCACAATTGTATGTTGGTCGGAACTCCATGCGGTTATCTCGCCCCATTTGGAAGTTAAGGGTGATAAGTGATCCTCCGTCACCGACACCTGCGCTTTGTCCGAGAGTTCTCATAACTTGGAATATGGACTTGTTCTGCCCCTCTGTAACGCTACCGAATGACTCAACCGTACCTGCACCAGCAGTGTTGCCACTCACGTTGAAGTCTTCAAGCATAGGCACGTTGTTAATGTCCGATAGAGCAGGGAGAGTGATTTGCTTAAACCAATCGCTGTAAAGAGCTGATTTTTGATAAATACGAATCTTGTCATTCTCAAAGTAGTTACCTCCGCTTGGAGATTTGACTTTGCCCTCAACCTTGAGCATGAAGCCCATAGGGAATGCTGATCCAAGCGAAGCACGAATCACTGTTCCTTCTGCTTGCATGGCTGGAACACCAACGACAGTGAAAGCATCGCCAGACCAAAGCAAACCAGCCGCTACATCAACGGTTTCTGTTTGTCGCACTTCACGATATTTGAAGCCTGTAAGTTCAGTCGTGCCGTTCTTCCCTGTATAGGTGAACACATATTGAATATCGGACTCGTTGCCGTTTGCGTCAAATGTTTTTGATTCAATCAAACCTGCGGTGCTTTGTCCTGCGAAAGAAGTAAGACCTAACCTGGCGGGGAAGTCTGCTGTACTTTCAAGATTCGACAAAGTTCCTGTGGTCGATGACACTTGATCCGCCGTTATGATTGTTTCAGCATCGACCCATCGGTAAGAGTTTTGGTGTTGGAGAATAGGTTCCTCGGCGTTTTGGAATGTTGCTGCTGCGTGATACCAATACGAATCAATAAGCGTAGGTGTACCTGCACCCTCAACAAGATATTCTCCGAGAGGCTTGTTGCCTCCAGACGATTGAGCCAGACGACCATTGTTAGCTTCTGTGTTGACGTTGAAGAACTTCGACAAATCGACTACAATAAACGCACCTGCGGTGTCTTGCCAATCTTTGTAGTAGTCCAATAATTCTGTATCGTCACTTCTTCCACCTACAAGAGTTGGCGGAGAAGCATAATCAAGCATGATTGCTGAAGGATCGTCCGACCAGGCTTTCTTTGAACCACCAGCAATAGCAGTAGCCGCAGGGTCATTCTTAGCATCTAAAGACCAAATATCACAGTCTTGGCCGAGCTTGAGATCGACAAATGCTTTTCCAGTTTCAGCCCACACTACGCTGATTTTGTAGTTCTGTTGAACAGGGTGAATCAACCCGAAGTCTTCTTTTCTTCGCCCACCATCTGCGTCTGCTGATCCATCGTTTCGCATATCGGCCCAGAGAATGAAACAGTGCTTGTAGTCACCACTAATGTTTCGAGCGATAACTCTTGTTGATCCAGCCCCACCACTGATAGGGATAACGCCTTTGTTAGCGTCGGCAAACATAACGTTGGTTAGCGTAGTCGAGGTCTTGCCCGAATATGCAAACGAGGTAAGCATAACTGCGTTGCTACTGTTTAATGCTCTTGGAGAAGGATCGTTAGACCATATCTCACAAACACCAGCGAAGGGGAACTTTGAGGTATCAGCAAGGGCAATTGTCGTATCGACTCCAGAATTAAAATTGCTTGCGAGGTCTTGAGTCGCTGCGTTGGTGTAGGCAGAACCCGACCAACCCGTAGCTCCGTATGGGTATTCGGACATAATGCCGAATGTCTTTTGGAACCATAGGGATTGAGGAATGTCACGAATCCAACGTGCGTGAGTATCTCGATGAGCATAAGAAGAACCTACGTTGCGAAGAGAGAACGCTTTTTGTCTTTGTTTAGGGAATGTCATGTAGGCTAAGTCAGCTTCTAAGCCGTCAGCAAGACCACCAGAAGATGCCGCTAATGTGAGAGGTAAAGCTCCTTGAAGACCTGCCGACAGTGAGGCAACATTTGTAGTGGTGACAAAGGTTGCTTGACTGCTTCCATTTGCCGATACCGAAACCGTTTCAAACACTTGGCTTGGTAGGTCAGCCACATTGGAGTTATGACCTGTTCCAGCGGAGTTAGGTTTCATGTAAATACGGAACTGCTGATCGCTTGGTACTAACGTAGGAGTCATCAAATCATTCTTAGCCAGGGCAGAATCGGGATTCGCATAACCTGTTCCACCTCCTAATTCGTAGCTAATTCCAGCGTAAGAAGTAGGATCGGTGGCTATTGTCATTTGTAACTTGCCTGTTCCGTCATTTCGAAGGTCGGTGATGACCATTGATCGTTGCCAGGCTTGGTCTATAATGACATAATTTGTACTCGTTGTTTCCCTCACTACTGTCCCTGTGGCAAAGTCTTGACCTATTGCCCCAGAAAGGAACAGTGTTGTCGAGTTCTTCGATGTGTAGGTCACTTGTGTAGCCCCAAACGCCGATGCTCCCGTACCTCCGACCTTTACAGTTCCAGAAGCAGGGAATAATGAGGTGTCAGCAACGACTAATGACGTTGCAGCAGCAATAGCATTGAAAGTGACAACGCTTTGAGCTTGTTCCGAAGTCCATTCGCCACGATATACGTTTTGGGGAGTTGTTTGTGGGTTTGTTGAGCCAGAATGTGAAGTCAAGAAGCCTTTTTCAGCGAACTCCGGCAACGACTTAATGCTACTATTTCCTCCTACACTTGATCCAGCGTTTCGCCAATTGCCTTTGATTGCTATTTTGACACCTGCTGGTATTTGGTCTTCCGACCACTTGATAGCGTCCGATGTAAATACAGCTCTGGTCTTTGTAGCATCATTAGCGTCTGGCATGAAGTGATCTATGCGACGACTTACTTCCCAAGCATCTTCGACATAGTTCGGACCGTTGACTTCTTCATTCGAGTACATTTGGATAGGATGACCAGAAAACAATCGCATTCGTTGGTCATAACGAGGCAAGTATTCTCCTGTTGATCCTTTGCTGTCTTCATCGAGTCCAAGAACCATGTTGAGATTGAGTAGTGAAGTAGCTCCAAAGTGGAATATGTTTGCATAGTTCGTAACTTCGTATCGACGGTATGCAGCAACCAGACTTGGCGCACCATCTTTTTGTCCTACGTCAAAGTAGGGGAATTGGAAGTCAAGTTCACCCATCGAGTCTTTGCTTTTCAAAGCAAGTTCCTTTGTTTTCTTTTGGGCGTTCTGCTTCCAATTGACATTTGCTACGATAGCAGAATGAATAGGTCGATAGTCGTTATCTCGGAACAGGAGAACTTTCCAATTTGGCCGACCAGAATACAGTTGAGGGAGATTCAATAAATCTGTATCGTCAATGACATTCAATTCCATTTGACTGATACCATCGACCTGCTTGACGATCTTGAACTTATCCACGATGAAATCTTCACTTGGCGAGGTTGGAATAGCCCCTCCTGTGTCAATTCGACCATCAAGAGCATAGATATAGGCAGCACGATCAATCATAGTGACGATGTTATTCCAACTCGTAGTGTCTGTTTCATCAACAACGGTTTGAAGTTGAACACCTAACGACCAACCATAGAAGTCAGCCGCAGTCCAAGCTGAACCGTCATGTTTAGCGTTGAAGTTCGTAAGACCACCAACGGCTGCACCATCATGAAACACCACGTAGCCCTGTGAGGTGAAGTCCATGACAATATCGAGGTCATACCACAGTTGATCCAAAGTGTAGTTCGTCTTGCCCGTAGTACCTTCGGTGAACATTTTGAATAATGTTTGGCGAGGTGCAGCAAGACCTTGACCTGTGACGGGTCTAAACAAGTGCGTGATAGCAGCTTTAGAACCGGCCATATTGCCTCTTTCGTTCAAAGAGAATCCTGTTTGTGTTTGACAATATCCAACAGAGAGCATATACGAAGCATCAACTTCCCCTGGAGATGCCGATTGAGCGTTGTTGAATGATTGATTCGCAAGTCGAATGGTGAATCGCTCGCCGTCTGTTTGAGCGTTGAGCTCGGTGTCACCGACGATCACAGGCTGGAATCCAAACATACCATCTAAAGGTCGCCCGTTGTTAGCAGTGTATGATCCATAAGTTGCTTGACGAACATTGACAGTAGCAACAGCTCCAAGCCAAGCCCCATCAGTCATGTATGAACCATCATTATTTACGACGGTTATTTTCTCTGGAAGACTTTGATTTTCTCGCGTGAGGTAGTCACCCAATCCCAGGCGACCATACACATTTCCAAAAGACGAGAAGAACGGATCACGGCAGAATTGATAATCTGGATTTGTCACGAATCCGTCTGGGTTTTCTAAAGTCAAAGTCACAACATAATACGTGTAGCCTTTCGCTGTGTTGGAACTAACAGTGAACCTGGGTGTGTCTTGGGTAACAGATCCATTTTGAGTTCTTGCTGATGTTTGAACTACGTTCCCTGCATTATCCCTAAAATTAAGTTGTGGCCTACCTAAGCCGTCGCTGGTATCTTGCCTGTTTTGAAAGACGATACTTGTAGGATCAGGTGTTCCTGCTGTGGTGATGTTGTATATCGTTAAAGAAGTGTCAGCAGCCGCTTGATTAGTCCATTTAGAAAAGATAACCGTTGGCTGTATTTGTGTGCTTGGTAAGGCTGGGCTTAGTCCAGAGAATGTCACATCTCCGCTACCACTAACGCTTAATCCAGAATAGGTATAAGTCGCAACTCCGATCTGTAAAGTTTGAGTTGGAGTCCCGCTTGATTTGTTAGGTAAATGCCTGTTATTGGATGGATTAAGAATGTTGGTTGTTGATGGGGGAGAGGGAAGGGTGTGTGGTAGGGTGATACTTGTTGCTCCAGAGGGAAATGACAAGCCCGTTGCCACTACTGATTCAGTCGTAGTGCTTAATGCGAACCATTGATCGTCAGCCCCAAGTGCGCCTTCGTCTGGGAAGTTCTTGATAATTAGTGGTCCTGCGAAGTTATACTTGTTGGTCGAGCCATTTTGACTCACTTGACTTGACAAATAATCTGCCACTCTTCTTGACATGGTGTGGCGGAAGAAAGGTTTGCCCGATGGGGATTTGATAGGGTAAAGGTATGCGTAGGGCAAGCCTATACCAGAAGAAGTGACAGCGACTTGGCCTGTTTCACCAAGATAGACACCGCACAAGCTGGAGCTGTGCATGACCTTATGCTTACGATAATTAGAGATGTCAAATCCTATCGACCCTCGCTGTTGTGGCACTCCCGATGTGTCAGCAGGTTGTAGTGATGCTATGTCGAACTTGCCATAGCCTCTTGTTGAAGCAGTGCCGAATGGATAGCCATGCGTAGCGTTGACAGTGAATCCGCTTCTTTCGTAGGTCGCATCGGTATCTCCTTGACGAACCCAATACTCGTTTTGTGTACCCCATCCAGAAGCAAAACGTGAGAAGTCAGCCCTTCGAGCTATATTGAAAGTCCGTAGGGAGGCAGCGTCACCGATAGTGTCTGGATATGTGAGTGAGGCTCGACCCTCATAGAATGCCGCACCAATACGGTTCGAGTCGTAGGTGAGCCATTGTGACGGCCCTTCATTGTGAAGAGATGCTGCTTCCGACGAGGCCGCTGATCCAATAAGAGAAGGTGGGTTCTTTGAGGTAAATGACCTGGTTAGGTAGTCAAAGGCAAAGCGTGGGTTGTTTAACGCCTGTGAAGCCATAGTGTTGCCAGCGTGAGAGTCCCTTCGATTGGTGAAGAAGTCAGTGCTGGCGTAGTCCTCTCCTTCGGAGATCACTCGCATTGATTGGAAGTCTTCATAGAAACCAGCAAGCCAGACTGTGAATCTGTTTGAAACGTCTTTCATCTCAACCAGCCCTCGCTACGATTCGTTCTTCAACTTGAGAACTGATTTGATTAACCATTTCATCAGTTGTCAAACCAAAGAATTGATTGTTCACATTGACTTCTGTTCGATAGTACAGTTCGCCCACACCTTGATTGACAAGTTGATCGAATAGAGTCTGGTTCATTCGACTTGCAGAGAATCCAAAGAACAGTTCTTCACGTGCGCTCATGAAGTCTTGAATGGACTTCTCGGCTTTATCCATAGATTCTTCGGTTGTACTTCCAAAGTCGAGCATAAGATCGGTTGCGCCTCCTGGCTTGTCAAGTTCAAACGCAAAGTTGCTTGCTGAGTTTTGGGCAAAGTCGAAGCCTTCGGCTATGCTCACCGTACTATCCACTAAGTCTTCTGTGTGATTTTTCATCAACTTTCTTGCTAAAAGCAAAGAAGCTCCGATAGCAATAAGGGCAAGACCGCCCGTTGATACTGCTTGGAATGCTACCATTGAAAATGTAGCTTTGTCAGTAGCCGCACCCATAGCACTCATCGAGAAGATAGCAGGAATCATTGAAGCAACCATGAGGATCATAGAGGCTTGCATAGCATCCTCACTGTCACCCATGAACATAAGTGACATACTTGCTAAACCAGCAGCCCCACCAAGTCTGTTCATAGCCGCAGTTGCGCTCATAGCCTGGGGTGGGATTCGTAGCATAACGCCAAGCATTCGCTGTGCCGAGCTTGCGTATTGAACGTTAGCCTTTGTAGCATTCATTGTTGCCAAGATTTGCGCGTGTTCAGCCTTTGTCAAATGACCAGAAGCACGAAGAAGCATGAGAGTTTGAAGGAACTCTTCTCTTTTCTTTGCTATCGCCTGTATTCGAGCATTGGTGTTTTGGGTCATGACTCCCATTTCACGACCTTCGACATTTGCTAATTGAGTGTGGCCCGCTACTACTTGCTGAATCACAGTTCTCTTATTGTTGAGAGCGTTAATTTCTAATGTCAAAGAGTTCTGTGTTTCTATGGCAGTCACACCGTCGATCATGTGTTCTTCGCCTTTGAGAGCAATAATTGACTGTATTTTACCTGCTTTGGCTTGAAGTGCAAGTATCTCTGTGTTGTTGGCCGCTAACACTGTTTCAGCTTGGGAAAGCGTCATAGCTGCCGTCATACCTTTCAAGCGAGCAAGTTCTTGTTCGGCATGGTTGCTTGCTTTCTTTGATCCGAGGATTTCTGTTGCTATCTGTTTTTCGACTGCTAATTGCCTATTCTTGATATTTCCAAAGCTAATCGACTCCTTCTGGATCATAAGACCGTCTTTTAACAATTGATTTTTGAAATACTCACTTTGTTTTAGTATTCCCGATTGAGATATTTTTATGTTCTCTAAGTTCGACATTTGCTGCATAGCCACTTTTTGACCAAGCAAACCTTGAGTCATCATTCTTTGAATCTCAAGATTCTGCTTCATAATCACTCGATAGACTCGAACTGAAATGATTAGAGATTGCACGTTCATGAACGCCTCAAATGCACCGCCACCTAACTCATACATGGCATTAGCCATAATCATACCATTTGAAGCACCTGTTGTGAGGAATGAAACGGTATTGTCGAGGGAGGCATTCAACCCTGTGTTGTCTGGATTTGTTTGCATCATCTCAAGGAACGACTGCTTCATAGAGAATGAAACACCTTCGGCCCTTGTCATGGCTGGAAGAAGTTCTTGGCCGATAGCAGCGGATAATGTTTCTTGGGCAGCAGCCATTTGGTTTGCCTGGAATGTTGCCGTTTGCATTATGGTGTTCATTTCACTAAGGGCTGTGGACTCTCGACTGATAGCATCAGCCGTAAGCGTGGTCACACGATCCATGTTCACCATGAGCTTGATGAATCGAGTAGCGTGATTAGCACCAGCAACAGACGTAGCAAGTTGCATTTGTTGGGCTGAATCCAACTCATCGAACCCATTGTCCTTGAGTTGCTGCATGATCCGAGTCAAGCCTACCAAGTCGCCGTTCACGTCTTGAGTTGCTACTCCGTATTCGTGAAGTGCAGTAGCAGCCCCTCCTGTGTCGCTGGCGACTCGTAGTAGCATCTGCCTTAGACCACGGCCAGCCTTAGACGCAGACTCACCGGATTCAACCAGGGTGGCTGATAATGCAGCCTGTTCAGCGATACTCATGTTGGCAATAGAAGCTGATGCAGAGAATTGATTCATCACTGTGCTAAGTTGCTCCATCGTAGCGACGGAGTTGTTTTCGACTGTGTTTAGTTGATCCAGAACATAAAGAGAGTTGCGAAGTACGACTTGTCGCTGTTCTTCAGCTCCCATAGCAAAGAAGGCTTTCTTACCTACGCCTTCGTACATGAAGCCTGTTTGTTGAGCGAGGGAGATTAGACGCTGTTGAGCGTCTTCTGTTTCCATACCACCGATCATACCGAAGGCCATACCGACTTCTGTTCCTGCTACAATAGACTCTCCAGAACCGAATAGACCGCCCAATTGAGCCATTCTTGCACCTGCTTCAAGTGCCTCTGTTCCTGTGAACCCGAATGCTACACCAAGATCAATGATTGCTGATTCATATTGAGCCACGCCGTCAAAGTCAAAGAACTTACGAAAATAGATTTGGGACTCACCAAGAGCCAAAGCTGGTTCACGAACTGCTTCAATTGCAGTTCCGACGCTTGAGAATATACCGTCGAGAGAACCTTTGATACCGTCGAATGCGTCAAGCACGATTGCTTGAACAACAGTAGCCATCTCCGAAGCATCGGAAATAAGCCTTGACGCTTGCATCTGCCCTACAACGTCGAAGAAAACTCGGCTGCCACCCTGTCTAACCATCTTTCTTCACCCCCTTGTTATCAATTAAAGCGTTGAGTTGTTTAGCGGTTTCGGCTGGTGTATGCAATTTTCTCTTCTGATCCCTTCGAGCAATTGCTTTGTTGGCATTCTTTTTCTTACGACCTTTGGAATCCTTTTGAACTGATTCGTTGAGTTGTTCGGCTATCTCGTTTGCTACGAGCAAGTCCAACTCTAACTTCCATTGACCGCCAGGCTGATTGTACTTCTCGAACAAGTCGCTCGGAAGCAACCCCTTGAAAGTCGAACAGAGGATCGGGGATGCCCTGTAAATTAGACCAAAGGGACTGCGCCTTCATTATCGTCACCTCGAATCACGTTCAAAATAGCGACAAGCTCTTCGGAAGTAAGTGAATCGGGGTCGATTTCTTTGTCGAGAAGACAGGTTGGAAGCCATGCTTCGACTTGATCTGTGAAACCTGCGCCTTCTTTATCGCACAAGTCCAAGAACTCTTCCATCTGTTCGTCAGTCCATGTTGAAGGGTCTGGGCCGAATGATCGACACTTACGCATGGCTCGACCCTGTTTAGCTTCAATTTTTAATTTATCAAGACCGGAGGCTTGGCGAACCCAAACCTTCGTTCCGTCGTTTAGCTCTATTTCTTTTTTCAATACGGGCATTTTACTTCACTTCTCTTAACTTAACTGGTAACTTAACTTCAAGGTAGTTCAAATGTTATAATACACGTAACACCTTGACTATTGTTTGCTCTAATGTATTCAATTGAATAAACGGCGGTGTTAGCATCAAGGTTTTGGAGCTGCGTTTGAACCAACCCCCCGATAGTGATATTCATTCCTTCAAGAGTAACTACTCTTACCTTTGCAGGGTTTTGGATTGGTGATGCCATTTTTAATCACCTCAAGCAGCGTTTGTCATGGCTGCGCCAGAGGCGATGCCACCCATACCAATGACTGCCTTAGCCATGTACCCTGCGGTTTCATCAAAGAGAACCACGAAGTTCATTGAAAGGGTTGAGGTGTCACGACCAGAAAGGCTCATCTCTGGAGCTTCATAAACGACCTTTGGGAACTTAATCTCAAAGTAGTTCGGTGTTGCTGCACCATCTTCAAGACGAATCATAAGTGCTGGTAGTGCGTTTGTTCCGTTGTGAAGAAGGAATCCTCGTAGTTCATCGTAGGTTGGTGAGTTACCAACCGATGCTTCACCGTTTGTATTGAGCTCGATTGATCCTGTGATTTCACGGAGTTGAGGTGGAGGTGCGACTGCGTAAGTTGCCTTGCCCAGAGAGCTTGCGTTGTCTTGATCTCGATTCATGTTAATTTCAAGAGAGATCGACTTAACCAGCGTTGAGAAGTTGGTTGAAGAAGCCACGTTCTCGAATCGGACATAAGCCTTAGCGAAGTGCAAAGCATCAACGGTTGAGAATGCTGGTGGGCTTGTTGAAGTCCCAGCACCAGGAACTACAAGTGTCCCGACTGCTGATTCTCCGCATCCAACGAAGGAATAGGTCATCATAACGTATTCATTGATATTTGCTGAAAGGGATAGGCTGTTCAAGACCATACCGCAGTAGGTGTGTTCTTTGTCTTCCATACCTACTCGAATACAGAATGAAGGAAAGTTAGCATCATCAAGAGTTTCAGTCAAGGTGTGGGTGTCTGGGGTTGCTGAAGCATCGAAAGTATCAACACCGAATGCTGCGAACAGGCAGAAAGAGTTGAAGTCGTCAAGTTGAAGAGGTAGGTTCACATCACCCTCGGAGTAAGTCAAGCCTTGAACAGACTTGGATGCGCCGTATCGTGAAATATCGGTGCGTGTGAGAAGATCGAAGTTCTGGGAAAAGGACTCATCATCCACTTCTCCAAGAAACAACTTAGCTGTTGCTGCTACGGGTTCTGATCCATAGTCGCTTGGGCCTTCTTTTTGTAACGTGACATATCGGTTGCTAAGTGCGGTCATAAGGAAACCTCTCGGTAGTTGTTCTATGAGTCGTGCGTTATATCAATTATGAGGTTGAAGCCCTGCGTGATAAATCGACTCTTCTCATGTATCGGAGGTTCAAAACATGACAACATACTTGGTCATCTGGATCAAGCCGAGCGTCTAAACGAGCGTCATGACCGATCAGAGAATCAGTGCTGCCCTTGAGTCCAGTCTTAGAATACAGCTCATCTAAACACTCTCCTACGATAGCCATACCTTGACGATAGCAGTTCTTGTAGTCTGTTCCCTTTGTCACGACATAGACTTCGACTTGGAAGAAGTATTCTGCCGCTGATCCAGCGAGAGCGTACATATCGGGGCTGTCGATTCGACGGATGAGAACGTGAACTGCTGGCGTGTATTTGACAGCCATGTTTGAGGATATGTCATAACCGTAGCGAATAGCATCTGGTTGCACCACATTCTTGAGGTTGTAGGAGCTGGCGGTCTTGAGAACGTCAATGATACCGAATGCGGTTTGAACCAAAGTCACATTGGAGTAGTTGCTTGTCACCATCTCGTCTGGGGTGAATGCTCCCATTGTGGTGATATATACAGAGTACCAAGTCACCTCTCCAGAGTTATTTCCAAAGTTAATTCCTGGCGTACCTAATCCGACAGTCGTTCCTGTCAAGGTTTTGCTTAACACATCTCCAACATCATTCTCAATAATGTCAAAGAGATACGCATTAACCTCTCCTGTTGTCTTGCTCAAAGTCAAACGCATGACCGTGGGTATAGCGTCAAGATCAGCCATGATTAAATCAAGTCCAGAGAATGCGACTGTTGTTGCACCAACTACCTTCAAACCACCCGCTGTTCCATCAGCTTGAAGCTCGACTTTGAATGATCCGTTTTCAATGGAAGCGAGAATTGTTCCGTCTGTCGGTATGTTTGTGCTATCAGTGTAAGATAACCCAAGCCATACTGTGCAGTCAGTGGATAGTGGGTCGCCACCTAAGCTATAATATCCGAGGCTACTACTTGCGTTGATTTTCCAATTAAGACCATCAGCCGCACCTGCTGTTCCTGCAAAGGCTTGGTTATGCGTTCCTGTTGGGACTGTGGGGTTGTTACCATCCATCCTTGAAGTCCAAAAGTCCGTTGTTTTCGATACTGTCATATTCTCACCCTACCAATCGCTGAATCAATTGTTCAGCTTCTTTCTCGAAGTTCTTTTCCATGTATTGTTGGGCAGGTTCTATGAAATCCACCTTCTTGAAACCAGGGTGTTGCTTATCTCGCATATCGCCAGACTTAGGCCAAAACGAAACGTCACCTTTTGTTGCTGAACCTCGCTTTGGTTTTCTGGTGTAGCCTCTCTTCTTACCTGTCTTGAGATACCAATAAACGGAGTTCTGTATAATGCCTGGTAGGTTCTTGGCGTAGTTGAAAGCACCTGCACCGCCAGCGTGGATCAAAGCGACCTTTGCGCCACCTCTGCTACCTGTTGCTTGGGAGAGGTAGCCAGAAGGATAAGGTGCGGAGAATAAACGCACGAATAAAGCGTCGTCGGACACTTTTAGACTTTCAGCGATTTGAACGTACACGTTCTTATCTCCGTTAGGAGTCATGACATTTTGAACGGCCCTGGCTGTTTGTCCTTGCTGGCCTCTATTGTGTATCTTTTGATCTAACAAGAACTCTTGAGATTCATGCCTTGCCTCTTGCATCATCTTATTGATGAGCTTGCGAAGCTCGTCTTGACCTTCTGATCCAAGAGATTTCATTTTATTCATGAACTCTTTGTCATCAACATGAACTCGAAAATTGATAAGACCACGGCGTTCACCACCTGCGCCATAGGACTTGGATGCCTTATACGCCATCAATCAACACTCCCCAATTTAGCATAACGGAACAGTAGCTCATTCGCACGTTCGATTAGCATTGGGGAACGCAGTGATTCTTGATCCGACAAAGCCGCATCGTCTTGAAGATAAAGCCCTGCGGCGTAGTCAGCACATATTTGACGTAGTGCTTCGGCCATCTCACCTTCTTCGACGGTTACTCCTGTCGCATGATCGGCTGAAATACCACTAACGCCTGTGAGATCGTTGGATGATTTACCAGACCAAGCGAATGAATCGCCGTCAATGTTGCCGTTACCTGCTGCTGAAAAGGTGGACGCAGAGGTAAGTGTGATTGTAGTTGCCCCTGCCGCTACTGATCCGTTGAGAGTAGTCGTAGCGATTTCACGGCTTGGAGTTGGTCGTCCATAGTCACGATACACCGAATCAATAACCACTGTTGCACGACGAATACTCGATGTAAGCCTGGTCTGCGCTCGAACCTTTTGGGCCGAATCAAAACCAAGTCGCAAAGCTACTTCGTCAGTTGTGCAGTAGTAAGTCATGTGGATCACTCTTTGGTTTCTTCAATGGCTTCTTCAACTTGTTCTTTCACTTCTTCTGCCTTGTCTGCTGCCTCTTCGACTGCATCCAAAACTTCTCCAAGTGAGATACCGCCTTCTTTGATGGAGAGCCACTTCTTGTAGCCCCACACACCAAGACCAGCGACGGCTGCAAGCGCAGCCAGCCAAAGTTCCACATTTTCGATAGTTAGGTTCATTTCTTATTTCCCCCTGTAAAGGACACTTCCCTCACGACACTAAAAGGTATCACCTTAAATGGCCGTTCTTCGCCCTTCTGGTACAATTTGTAGCCATGCGGGGTTTCTTCAATCTCAATGTGATTCAAGCAACGCTCTGGTGGAGCATATACGATCTTACCTACTTTTCTTGCCATAATTAACTCTCCACAAATGTTTTGATTTCATCCGAAGTCCATTGGGGGAGGTCAGCATACCAAGCACTTTGCTTGATCCAGTACACCCCTTTGCTTACAATAAAGCATGAGTCTTCGACCATGTGCGACCAATCGTGGTCGGGAAATCTTGTTTCTAATTTTGCTTGTAGCGTCATACTGTTGAATCTCCTACACGGGTGATTGTGATGGTACTTCGGTTGTCACTAAATGCGATAAGGTTGCTGTTGTTTCCATTAGAGCGAACGGAAAAGTAAATCTCGTCGTCACTACCCCCCGAAGCAACTTCATGATAGACGGTGTGTTGCATTTTGAAGTTGGCAAGACCATTTTGCGCTCGCGCTGTACCTAACTGCCCTGTGCTTGATGTGTCAGTGCTAACAACCAACCACATATCACGATTGGTTGAACTTGCTGGGAAGAACTCAATAGTCACAATAATGTGATAAAGTCCACCCGCACCGAGAACTATGTGGTCACTGGAAGCGTTTGTCACCGTTATATCATTGTGGGTTCCGGTAGTCGATTCTCCCCAATTTGTTGTGTTGGCTATGTCCATAATCACATAGGAACTACCTACCGAATAGGTGGCTGGGTTCCCACTTTTATTTTTCATAAAGAGTCTTAGGTGTTGAAGAGTAGTTCCTCCACCAGAAGCCGCTATGGTTCCATTAGCCGCTATGGTTATGTTTGTTCCTGCGGTCAATGAGGCGACAACATTTGCTGTGTCTGTCACATCTGCGTTTGCCTCAATCCCGTCCAACTTGGTTTTGTCACCGTTGACGAATGCTCCTTCGGATGGAGGTTGTTGTGCGCTGTCAGCCTTTGATCCTTGAGCCGCAGTAGCATAATCGGATTCGTCAAATGCTTTGACTTGAGCGAGGTTGGTCACTTCACTATCCATAAGCGCACCCGCCGCAGTCACATTCGTTGCATCGGTCACGTCTGCGTTTGTTTCGACAGTATCGAGCTTTGTTTTGTCAGCACCAGACATAGAACCAGCCGCACTTGTCGTAGCCGCACTGATACCGATTGTTCCTGTTGTTGTGATTGTGCCTCCTGTGATCGGTGCAGTAGTAGCAACAGAAGTGACTGTACCAGAACCACCACCACCACCCGATGCAGCCCAACCTGGAACTCCACCCGTAAGGGTTAGAACTTGACCATTTACACCAGGAGTTATCTTTGTCAATGCCGACATACCAGAAGTTGCGCTACCCATTAAGAGGTTGTTAGGGGGAACGTCAGTTAATCCTGTACCTCCGTTAGCAACAGAGGTAACAGGGTTGTTTCTTGGGGAGCTGAAGGTGTGAGAACTTAACGACTCGAAAGACCAAACACCTGCAATTTTTGGCTCTGTTTGAGTTTTTATGACCGCTGGATTTGCAGTATTAGAATTAACTCGAAGTCTTGCACCAGCTTTTATCTCAAGAGAATAAGCATCTAACTGAACACCGTTTCTAATCGTACATAGTTCTCCGTTGGTTGCTGCAAAGACTACGATTCCGTAGTGTTTGGCAGTAAATCCAGCACTTGATCCATAAGTTGTTGTTGCTGTGACGGGTAGTTCAACCCCTCTAAATGAAGCAGTAGCCATATTGAAGTCAAGGACTGTTGCAGGATAAGTAAAAGTGGCGTTGTCGAACTTAATTTTTACTTCGGTGTCAAGAGCTGCGTTTGGTGCGCCATCTCTAACAAATCCAGAAGCAGAAGTTACTACGAATGCACCTTTGATGTGGATAGTAGCATTGTCGGCATGATCGTGAGTTGTAGCCGTAGGCACGTTGTAAGCAAGCGTTAATGTGTTTGTAGCAAGGGTTAGAGCAGGATATGGGCCGTTGTCAAGGTATGTTGCGGTTTGTGCTGCTTCTATTTTGTATGATCCTGTAAAAGAATCAATCTTGGCTTTTTGTCCGTTGAGAACGTATCTCTTACGACTTGAAGCATCGTTAAGTGCGGCAAGATTAGCTCCTGCTAAGGTGATGATAGCAGAGCCTTTAAGTTCAGCATTGAGAATCAAACCCTGCATGGCTGTATTGATACTCATTGTTAGAATGCCTGTGTATGGTTCACTAAGGGACTGTTGAATGCTCTGGACTGTCGCCATAGAAACGATGCTTGACTCCCAAGTACAGGCGATATTTGCACGTGAATTGAAAAAGAAGTTGTCTGTGGCTGAAGGGGGAGAAGACCATGATCCACCTTGAGAAGACCCACCGCTTGACAAGCTCCAATTGTCGGGCTTCGAGGCTAATGAGTTCAATGCCCCTATCCAATAATAATCCGTCATTGTGGATCACTCTTGCCTTGTTGCCGACTTATCAACAGAGAATGCTGCGGCGTTAGGCTCGGCAATCATAGCCTTCAATTCCTTAGCTCGCATTTGGAACTGTTCAAGCTGTCGCCTAAACCGATCATCTGTTCCTTCTCTTGCGTCTGGCATTGTGTGGTGAGGAAGAGTATTGACAAGAACTACGAGAACATCAGCGCATACTGCTGCTTTGATGAACTCTTCTTTTTGTGCTTCTGTGACAGCGTTTGCAGTTGCTATGCCGTATTGTTGAGTCCTAACGATTTTGTTAGCTTCAACAGTTCTCATGCTGATGTATTCGGTGATTGTTCCATCGACCAAGTTAGGGGGTCGATTGAGTAGGTCACGGATTTGACTTGATGTGACAGTCATTCTTCCTCATCCTCCACAGGTGGATCAACAATAGCGAGTCCATCCCAGGGCATAGGTGTTCTTGCCACGATCATAACCCTCTTTGATTTCATAATGTTTTCAGCGAACTTAGAATTAGGAACGTATGTTAGAACATTTTGTTCAAGTTTCATGCAAGGGTGAAGAGGGTCTGGGTGAACTTTGAATCGTCTAAAAACAAATCCTTTGCCTCCAAGCCAAGACAAACGCTTGGTTAGGTTTTCAATTGTAGGGTTCTTCGGTATTGGGATTTCCTTATCTCGGAGTTCCTTTACCAATGCTGCTTTATTCGCTTTCCTCGCCACTTTCGCCATCTCCACTATCACTTAACTTGGCTATCAATTCTGCCTTCTTTCCCTTTGCATCAAGACCACGCTCTTTGCAGAGAGCTCGAAGCTCATTGAATGTAAGTGAGTCAAGGTCAGTGGTTTGATCCACGACTTCAACAACGGGTTCAGCGATAGGCTCTGGAACTTCTTCGACAGTACGAACCAAACGGCCCCGTCTGTCTTTTGTGAATCCTTTGCGTACCATCGGTTGTCACCAACCAATATCAAATAACGCCTGTGATCTTAGCGATTCTGTTTGAGTCGCCAGCTGCTGCGCCGTCTTGTTGTTGGTGAACAATTGTTCCCATGTAAGAGGTCAAGAGGTAAGAGAATCCGACACCTTCCATGCGGGTGATCTCGGTTTCCATGTAGCCTGGGCCGTTGTACTGGAAGAACTCTGCGGTTTCTGCACCTGGGATTAAGAGAAGTCCGTCGTTGCCACCCATAGCAGCGGTGTCACGTGTGTAAAGAACCGACAAGCGGGCGATACGGCCCAAGTGGGTTTCAAGAGATTCGATGACGTTTCCGTAAAGAGTGGTGTTGAGCAAAGTGCTTCGGCAAGTTGCTGGTAGCACCATAGCCAAAGGTTCGTCGCCAGAGGTTCGAGCGTTCTGGAAGATTTTATCCATAGCAAGAAGTGTGTCACGCTCTGCGTCGTTGGTAGCTCCTGTCCAAGCACCTGCTGTGACAGCTTGAGTTTGTCCTGCACCTGCATAAACAGTTGAAAGAATGTGGTTGTCAATGGTTGAAGCGCGAGCTTGAACGATAGCAAGTTGCTGGCGATCAAGAGTTTCAAAGCGTTCTCCACGAAGACGGACTGAATCGAGGAAGACAGTTCGACCTTGACCCTTTTCGAGTGAAACGGTGTAGTTCGCAGTTCCAATGTTTGTAGGATCAACGACTGCGTTATCATCCAGAGGGAAGGTAAAGCTGCCTTGTGCGCCTGTGAACCACTTGTAGGTCATCCAGGGAACGGTTCGTAGTCCGACTACTTTTGTTCCCACTGAAATAGTGGTGGATTGGAGCTGGATGAAGTCACGGAGAGTCTGTTGAAGAACAGAGTCTTGCTTGGTGAAAGGCCCGTCTGCTGGTGCGACTGCCGCATCAGCTTGTAGGTTTTGTCCGAGTATTTGGTTAAGGTTCATTGTTGCCATCTTATTCATCTCCTGTTATCAGTTGGTTTGCTTGGTATTCACGGCATACAAGGTGTCAGCAGCAGTAGTGAGTGCTGATCCTAAGTAATGTCCGAGGATTTTGTTTGAACCAGCAACCTTAGTTGCTAATCCATTTGCGGCGACGTAAAGAACTTGTCCAGCCACAATTGCTTCGCTGGCAGTAATGAGAACATACGCCATTCCACCAACAGGAAGTGCTGTGATAGTAGCTCCAGCAGTCACAAGAGCTTGGTCTGCATCTCTGGAAGATTCGTCAAGTGCGATAAAGAAGCAAGCATCTCCGTTTGCAGTAAGATCAACAGTTCCAGCACCAGAGGTTGCGTCGTAGTTGAGCAGATTCCCTGCTTTCGGAAGAACTCCGTCTTTTACAATCATGCTGCGGTAGTTGCTTGGGAAGTCTGCCATCAAATCATCTCCTTAATGTCATCAAACATTGGCGCACGAAGACCTTCTCCGTTCTCAATGGTTGAAAGGTTGCCGTTCCATGCGGAAGCCCATGCGTTCCAGGCTTTACCGTATGTCACTTTGTCGGATTCGACAAGTTCGCCGTTGAGGTAGTTAGCCACAACTTCACGGCGAGGTGCTTCTGTTGCTTCAATGACCTTTTCTTGAGCTGCTGGGGTTGCAGGGATCATCTCTTTCACCGCAGGTCGGGATTCTTCCCAGCTTGCGATAACACGTGTTAGCATTTCACTTGAAAAGTCTTCAACGCCAGAAAGCCCCATGTCGGATGCTTTGGTGACGAGGCTCAAACGAGCTTCTTCTTGAGATTCTTTTTCTGCTGCTTCAAAGGCTGCGATTTTAGCTTCTGCCAAAACAAGAGATTCTTTGAGAGCGATTGATTCTTCGCTGGCCTGGATTGTTAATTCATCTTCGGTTTGCATTTGTGTTGCCTCCGTATTGGTTGGTTGATTCGTTCTATCACCGTTGCGGTATATCAATGGTGAGGTTTCTTCCGAGGCTTCAATTTCTTTGCTGATCCGTTCAACAGTTTCTATTTTAGCGTCTGCGTAAGCGGGTTTGTGTACGATAGCGAGGTGATCGAACTCAAAGTCGGATTCAAACGTCATCATCATACGACCCTTCTCATCCTCTTCGGTTGCGATAGGAATGCCTGTTCCTCCGATTGAAACACCGTAGCCTTGACGTAGCCATAGACCAGACTCAAGAGAAGCAAAGAGTTCTTCACGGTACACTTCACCAGCGAACTTAACCTTGTAGCCCTTTTCATCTTCTTCATATTCAGCTTCAGTGACGATTCCTACTACGGCTTCATCGACTCCACCATCCATGTTTCGAGTAAAACGACCTCTCTTAGTGTGTGGGTGGTTGAGAGTTATGTCTGATCCAATCATTTTCTTGGCAAGAGATTTTGCGCCAGAAGAAGTGATTTGCCAGCCGTTCTTATTGTAGCCAGAAGTAAATGCAACTCCTGTCATTCGGATAGCGTTTGTTCCAGTGCTTGCTGAAAGTATAGCTTCAAAAGAATCAATCTCAAGCTCACAGGTTACAGCAACACATTCACCTGCTACGGATTCAAAACCAGGAGGGCAAGAATCATCACAGGATGCTTTTTTGTTTTCCTCTTCTTCATCCTCGTCGTCATACATACCTTCGAGGTCTTCTTCTTTGATGTATGCTTCTTTTTCCTCTGTCTTTTCTTGATACTGCTTCATAGATGAGCAGGGCATGAACAGGGTTTCGCCTTCATGTCGGTGAGTATGAACTGTGTCGCAACCAAGCTCTCTTGCTCGCTTCATAGCTTCTTGAGGTGTCTTGAACACATCTTGCTCGGCGGCTTGAACATTTCCGCAGTCGTCGCAGCAATCACTCATGGTTAATCGACTCCCCTTGCGATTCTTCAAGGTTGCCTTTGACTTTTGAACCACTTCGCCACTGCCAGCAAGACCAGTAATTCGCTTTCCATTTAGGGCCAACCCTGGGTGTATCGCAACCCATACGCTTACGATAATTCTTTCGAGCTTCTGGATCATCACGACGGATTTCCATGTTCGGGTCGCCAAAGCGAACAAGAACTACGTTGCCTTTGTCATTGATCGCATAGACTCCGAACTTCTTTGAGTTGCCTTTAGGCATACGAAACGGTTTGTTAAGCGTGACTGTTCGACCCTCATACTCCGCTGCTTCGATAGGAACTCCTTCGCAACCACAGTCTGCTGATGCTTTCTTTGCTCTTGGGTGGGACTTAGGAAGTAGGTCATTGTCTTGCTTGTAGTTGGGGTTCGACGGTTTGCCGTTGCGTAAGAGGTAAAGAAATGCGTTGACTCTTGCGACTCCCCATCCGTTACGACTCATGTTAGGGGCGTGGCTTGTGCTAAAAGCTCCAGCACCACGACGGAACACTGTAAGGAGTGCGCCCATAGATGCTTTCGAGCCTTTGCCCTTCTTGTTATGCTCCTTCATCTTATTCTCGATTGTTTTACGAGTTGCCGGTGAAACGACAATCTTTGAGTTAGGCTTCTTAGCTGATCCAGGCTTGTTTTTCTTAGAGCCTTTCTTTCGCTCATCGGGTTTAGCAGGAGTCTTTCGTGGATCATTCTTACCTGGTTTGCCGTATTGAACAGCTTCAATTGTTTCAAAGTCAAGAACGACTGTGCCGAGCTTAGATGCTTCAACGATAGCGTCGAAGTGGGTGTTCGTTTGTGAGGTGTCATCGGCCATACCCAAATAGCCATCGGCCTCACCGATCATCTCCGACGAACCGACCATATCTTCAAGGGGTATATCACCCTTTTTGGGATCAAGAGCATATTCATCCGATTCGTCAGCGTATGAGTTGCATACGGCAAAGCGTTGGTCGGATTTAGGGAACTGTGTTTTCATTTTATCATCATCCATGCAACGTACCATGAATGATTTGCGACTTTCGTTAGGTGTAGGTTCTGGCATAATATCATCTCATGAAATAGTTACAGTTTGGTTATCTTCGTCGTCTTGAATCCAAGAGTCATCACGCTCAACCCATACGACAAGACATACTTCGTAGGTCTTTGCAGTTTCAAGATCGGCTATGGTGTAGTTAGCAATAGTAGGTGATTGACCGTTGAGTGTGTAACTTATGGTTAAGTAGTGAATAATGCTGTCATTGAACTTAACGAATATGTCAATCTCGACATATTGTTGTTCTTGGCAAGACCAATCAGCATCCCAGAATACGGTTATGTTGGCTAACGATGAGTTGTTGGTATTGTTGTAGGCTACGGAGTATGAGCTGTTGTAAAACGATGCTGAACCTTCGCATGGTGGATTCTGATCTTCAATATCTAAAGCCCAAAAGTTAATCTCTGATTTTTCTTGTCCTTCAACGACTGCTCGAATCTTAGGAGTCCAAGTGCCTTCGGGCATATCATCAAAGGTGTGGCTTACATCATGGTCGGTATCACCTGCAAGTGAATAGTGTTCAATGTAGGCTGGTGGTTCACCTTGTTGAAAGAGATGAATTGATACGTCAATGGTGAAGTCGTCGCAGTCAGTCGGCACTACTTTGAATCCGACAACCATAGTATCGGAGCTTGGGTCATTGTTGAGGTGTCCTCTGTAATGATTCTCAATGCTTACGAAGCAGTCTTCAAGGCTTGGTTCGGGTGGGTATTCGCATGATCCATCGTCTTCTTCTGCCTCATCGTCATAATTGTCGGCTTCTGGGTCTGTGCAGCCCTTGATTGGGTCTGGGGGATAGTAGCAAGAGCCATCATCCTCTTCTGCTTCTGGATCATAGTTCTCTGCTTCATTATCCATGCAACCATAAACAGGTTCGGGTTCTGGTTCGCATGAACCATCATCCATTGTAGCCATAGAATCGTAGTTAGGTGCTGCATCATTGGTGCATCCATAAATATGATACTCACATGAACCATCATCCATGTTAGCGTATTCGTCGTAGTTCATAGCACTCCAATCGGTGCAGCCCCAATACTCAACCATGATAGGTTCAAAGGGTTCGTCATCGGTGTCACTTGATGAGAATATATCCATGCTTGACATAGTTCCTCCTGTGATTAAAAGTATGACAGGAATGACGACAATTGCTATTTTCTTTAGCTCCACGACTTTACGATTGACGCTGGCTATCGCTCGATCCACAACGTCGCCTTCGAGGGTTGTGTCAACATTAACTTCGGTTTTGTTGTCACCACCGTTCAATACGGTGTTCTCGGACACTTCTTTGTTGATGCTTTGAACTGCGCTCATTAGTTCCGCAGCTTCTTTGAGTTGTGTGATGAGGTCTGCGTCATTTTCTTTATTCGACTGATTAAGAACGCCGTCGTCAGCCAGATCAGCGATAACATCTTCAAAGTCCCTGCCTGTTGCCTCTGCTAACACTTTTGCTCTCGCTACGAGTTCATCATCAGCTTTTGACATTATAATCACTCATCACTCATTTTGTGTATTGGATTTAGCTTCACTATGGTTTCTTTATGCTTCTCAACGATTTGCTCATGCTCTTGAGCTGATGAGGCTAAAGCGTGAGCGTGAACCATTTGAGCTTTTTCCATCTCAATGATGTGATCCTTACGAAGAGAGTCAAGTGTGCGCTCATTTTCTAATTGAACGCCTATGTTGTCGATTTCAATTGTTTGCTCGGATTCCCACATACGAAGGATAGTAGCTAATGCTGGGGCTGCGACACCGCTGATGATAGCGATAAGTGCGATAAAGCCGTCAAGGTTGGTGAGAACCACATCTGGCTTCCATATACCCATAAACACTACTGCGCCAGCAGCAAGAAGCCATAGGTAAATTGTAGGTAAGACGGTTCTTGACACCATGCGGTCATTGAATGAGTTCTCTTTTTTTGACATTATTTCACCTCAATATGGTTTGTTCCAATTCTTTGCTTGTTGGATTTTGCAGTAAAGGCACATGGTTGATATTGTTGTCATGGTTATTAGACACGGCGGATTATTAGCGCACGTAGCAATTTTTTCATTTGAACCCATCTATCCTTCACCGTTTTCATCATGGCTTCACATCATGCACTACTTCACCAGGTCGGGGAAGTTCCCCTGTTGGGCCAGAAGTGGACGGTGGAGCTACAACATTCCCGTCAAGGGTTGCGTTTAGATCGTTCATCTCTCTTGCCTCGTTTCGAGTAAGGATTCCAGCATCAATACCGAGCTTGGCTCTTTGCATCTTGTGTAGTGGTGATTCTTGATCCACAGGCTCAAAGACGAGTGGTGGCAAATCGGAACGCTTGTGAGCAATACCCATGAGTTCAAGGTGATCGGAAAACAAGTGTTGTATTTTTTCTGCTACGATTGTTTGTAGGCGTTCAATAGCCATAACCGACCACATATTAGCGTTGTAGGTGGCTGCGAAGGTTGAACCGGATTCTTGACCTGCTGCTACTCTTGGAACATTGAGAACGGCTGAAATGTCGGCGTTGATGCTATCGAGGAACTTAGTGTCGTCTGGAATGCTGTTCGACAAATCGACATGGTGCATCTCAACGTAGTGTGGGAGAATTGGGATTTGGTCTGCACGAAGACCTTCCATTAACGAACCTACTTGATCCATGATGTAGGTTAGGCGTTCTCTTGCTTCGTCGGGGTCTGGGATGCCTTCAATCGCTTCTTTGCCGATCTTGATGTATTGACGGGTGAGAGCGTCTTGTAGGGCGAGTCTGTTGTTAATGGTGTTGTATTTAGCTCGGATTGCTTGCTTGAGGGAGGTAAAGCGGGATGCACCCCATACTCCGTAAGTCCAACGCCCCAAGTAGTCTTGATACCAATTAGAACGTGCATCGAGGCGGAAGTGAAGTATCTCATCAGCAGGGAATGTTTGCATATCAATTTGCTGTTCTCGGAAGCGGTAGTAGCGAGCTTCCATGATTGGGTTGTCCTTTGTCGCATAAACACCAGAATAGCCGACAGCCATTGGTTCTCTGTCGTCGGTGATGGTGATTTGCTTAATTGGGAGGGATTGAACCCTGGTGATACCTTCACCTGCACGACCTATCAGCTTGTTGATGCTGTTCCCATACACCATGAGGTCACGCATGGTTGCGACAAGAAGATCGTCGAAGTCCAGGCGTTCTTCAACGAGTTCTTTGATGACCTTGCGAATTGTTGCGTTCTTTGCTTTCTTGTATTCAACTCGATAGTGGTTGGCTGATAGTGATACAGACCGAACAGCTCCGTTAAGTTCTGGATCAAGTTCAACCATAGCGTCGTAAATGTCGAAGTCATTGTCGTAGTTCGAGTCCAGCCGGAGCTTGTTGGTGTCCTCCATAATGTCAGCTAAACCAGCAATAGCGGCGAAGCCATGACTTTGCTTCGTTGAGATGCTTGGAGCAATAGGAGGTGGGTTGGAGCCACGACCTGTGACTGCTTGTACGATACGTTGCCGTAGGCCCATGATTGTTTGAGGGAGTGTGCGATTCTTCAATGTGTTTATTGAATAAGGGCTGTGAAGGCTAAGAGAAGAAGTCCGAGAAGTCCACCTGTTTGTGCTACTTTACGCTTAATTTGCCTGTCGAGGGCGTACATAGGGCCATCCTTTATTTGCTGAATCCCTGTGCGTATATCATGCACGTCGCTTTCAATGCTGGTGAGTCTGTCGCCGTGATTCGAGAGGATCATGAGGATAGCGTCATCGGCCATGTTGGTATGTAGGCGGCTGTGATATTTTAAGGTGAGAGTATGACAGAAAAGACAGCACATCAAATTAACGAGGAATTGGAAACAGTGATTATGGATGATGGGTGGATATACGAACCACACCCTTGCATTAACAACCATAAGTGCGGGAATAACGTCGATCCAGAAGCAGGTATTCATCAATTTTGTCGATCATGTTATCAGTCTTGGGCATCTGTTTGGTTTGACTCTGTAAGGAAGGAGGAATAATAGTGACTAAGAATAAATCCGATACAATTGTGACCGATGAATGGCCCCAGAATGATCCCGATGAAGGTTTTGTCGATACAAGGAGCTTTGCTACCTGTTGGTGGTGTGGTCACAAGCTAATTTGGCAAAACGACTTTGAAAAACAAGACTTTGGCTTAGACGGCGAAGGTATGGTGACTATTCTTGTTTGCTCTGGATGCGGAGCTGATGTGCGAATGACCGAGGCTGAAGAATGAGTTTCTGGCGGAACTTCATACACTTGTTGGTGAGGCGGGTTGCTTCCTATAACCGATGGCGAATGAAGTAGTGCGAACCTTGATTTATCGGATTCGACGTAGTGAGGCTATGGAATGTGGAAACGCATGGAACTCTCACCGATGGGAAATTGCTCAAGTAAATGAGCAATACAGAACTGTTATTCTTTACTGCAACCAATGTGGTGTTGAGATTGAATGTGCTGTTAGGAGTTCGACAGTATGAAAGGTTTCTCTCTTGAGCGTTCCAGAGGTGACGTAGGCTACTTCTATGAGTGGCTTGGGTATAATCGTGGAGAGCATATTGATGAGTGGCTTGAACTGTATTCGGATCGTAAGAAAGCTCAAGTTCACAGGGTTTGCATTATTGCACCCAGAGATCATAGCAAGTCCACGACATTGAGAATCAAGCTGCTTCATGAGGCGTTGTTCGCTAAGTGGAGGGACAAACCGTTCACCTGTTGGCTTTTTTCAGCGAGCAAAGATACTGCGAGCAATCGACTTAGTGAGATTCGAGAGGATTTGACAAGACACCCCGAATTGCGGAAGTTCATTGACGATAAGCGGGGAGGAAAGTTCGAGCTTAGGCTTACGAATGGTGCGTGGATCAAGGCAACAGGTATGGGTGCTGCTATGCGTGGTGAGCATCCAGCCTGTATTGCTCTTGACGACGTGCTAACGGACATGGGCGACACACCTATGGATTCGGTAAGGCTTTGGTTGCAGAAGGTTGTAACGCCTATGTTAAGCCCTGGGACGAGCTTGTACTGCGTCGGAACGCCGATGAGTGCTGTTGATCTGTACCACACGGAGATGCTATCGAATGATGCCTGGAAAAGCGGAACGTGGTCAGCTATCCCTAATTGGGATGAGTGGCGAGCAAGTGCTGGTGAGGTAAAACGACAAGTTCTTTGGCCGGAGCAAAGGAGCTTGGCCTTCATCATGGAACAGAAAGGAGCTATGGGTGACTTAGCTTTCGCACAGGAGTATTTGTGTAAGGTGATGGATGATGACTCGGCAGCATATCCGAGAGCGCACACTCGAAAGAACCTGGATATGGA